CTATTTAAAAATGTTATGTTGAATTGCATAAAAAAAGAAGCTTACCAAAGCTCCTACTGATAATCCTATATACCATTTTAAAACAGATACAAGTTGTTTTAATTGATCACAAAGGTTCTCAATTTTAGTATCTATTTTAGATTGATTTTGTTCTATCTTATCAATTCTTTTCCCATGATCATTAAGTCTAATATCATGTACATTAATTTTTTCTTCTAGTCTTTTATGTTTTTCTTCACAAACTTTTAACTCCACATTATACCTCCATTAAATAAAACACATCTTTTGTATATACTTTTAATCTATAGCCTTTTTTCTTATATTACAAAAAAATTAGAGCAATAGAAATAATATCTCTGCTCTAATTTTTTACAATAAAAAAAGACCTATTATGGTCATCTAATTTATCTTTATTTAGTTTTACACATTGTTAACTTAAATTGATCATCACATAAATCTAGTATTTTATAATCATTACAATTGTATTTGATGGATTTATTATTCTCATCTGTATCAACTAATTCAATATTATCTATAACTTCATTAATATCTAATTGAAAATCAGTTTTCCAAATATCATTTTCATCTTTAGTCATAGGAAATTCTTTATTATTCAAATTTTGGGTTATTATATTTACATCATCTGCACCATATTTATTGTACCAATTTTCTAATTGAATATTATCTGTAGGTTGTCCAAGATTAATAAAGTTTGATTTAGTTGAATAATAATTTTTATTTTGATTAATTAAATATTTTTTATTTGTAAACTCTATTACTTCATTATATATTTCTAAATTATCTAACGAACCTTTTAAATAATATTCTTTTGAGTCTGCTAATCCACCTATAGAAAAATTTCTATTATAATAAGAAATATTTTCATGAGTTAATTTTGGCATTTGTTCAACTGGATTTATTAAATCATCGATATATATTTTAGCTATATTATTATCAAAAGTTAATAATATATCATGCCACTTACTATCTATTAAACTGCACTTATATTTTAGATCAAATACAACTTGCCAAGAACTATCTTGTTTTCCAGAAGCAAACCTTATTTCTTGTGTATCCCTTAAATAAGAACACTGTAAGCTTGCACTGTTTTTATAATTATCATTTCCTACATAAAAAATGACATTCTGATTTTTAATTAAATCATTTTGTAGTTTTATTCTAAATTTAACACTCTTCTTTCCTAACGGTATTATTGAATTATTAAAATTAATATAATCAGATTCACCATTAAAATTTCTAGCATTACCATCTATTCCAATAATACTTGTTGTACCAACATAAATACCATTATATTTTCCTGTACCGTCTGTACAAGTATTGCCACTTGTTTCTTCAAATTTATATTGTGCTACTAAGTTATGGCCATAATCTTTTTTAGGTATATATTTTTCCACTATATCACTTCCAATCTATATCTTAAAATGATTTTCTTTAAAATGAATATTTTACATTACCTTCATTATTCTCTCATTAACACTTCAAATTTGCCATTATTAATTTCTTTAATTTTATCTGATATTTTATAATTATTACAACCATATTCAATGTACTTTTTATAATTTTCTTCTATTAGATTTATGTTATTCTTTATATCATTTAGATTAATATCAAAAGATTTGTAATAATCTTTTTCTAGCTTTGTAGGTATTTTTTTATTATTTAATTCTTTAGTAAGTATAGATAAATCATTATAACCATATTCATCTATTAAATTATCTAATTCTTCATTATTATCTATCTCTCCTAAATCTATATAATTATTATTTATTGAGTAATAGTTATTATTTTGTTTTATTAAATATTTTAAAACCCTCCACTCCCAATTAGCATTATAAATATCATATGGTTTATATCCTACATCTACTAATTTATTCCATGTACTTTTATTAGAACTAACAATATTAAATGGAGTTGCTCCGAAATTTGCTGTTATAGTTCCACCTTTATTTTCTCCATTATTATTTATCATAATGACAGTATATACTTCATTCTCTAATGTAATTGTATAATTTGTATCTAATATACCATTAATATAAAAATTTATAATATGATTATCTAAATCAAAAGCCATTCCTATAAATGTATTTTTCATAGCATTAATTACACAAGTTTTAATATTACTTGGAAATTGAGATATAGAAGTATACCCTGATAAACTAGCTTCATAAGTAGCCAAACCTAATGTACATACATTGGGCATATCATTTACTAAAAATTCTGCATAAAACTTACCATTAGTAATAAACTTTGTTGCTTTTATCCCATGATATTCATAGGGAGGAGTTTTTGAAAGAGAAGCTGTTAAATTATTATTACTTAAGGTATAATTAGTTGTTTTATCATTAGGACTCCATGTTATTATTGATGATAAATTAGGATTATAAGGCTTCAACTTTCCATTTTCGTCTATGTCTATTGAATCTAAACCAAACCATCCATACTGATTATCCGTTTTTCTTTCAATATATATTTCAGCACTATATTCTTTAAAACTAGGCATTTCTTTTTCAAAAACTAATACTAATGAAGCAGGCGTGATTGGATATATATACTCCACATAACTATAAACAATATTATTTATTTTTATTTTAACATCTTTTGAATGACTATTATTCGTAAATACTAATATTCTTATTTTACTTCCAACAAAATTAAAACATATTTTATCTCCTACTGTATTTGAATAATGAGAATCATAATCTGTTTTCCATTCATTTCCGATGTAGCTGATGTTTTTATCAGTATCATCATACCTTATCCATCCACTTTCAGGTTGCAATAATTGTTCTCCTATTGTAGCCACTTTATATCACCTCCTACACTTCCCTAAATAATATATTACAAATATAACCATTTTTCTTTAAGTTATCTATTGGTCTAAAAGGTTCACAATTATAAATCATTTCGCATTCTTTTTTTTCTAAATCATCTGTATATACAAGTAATTTAATTCCTTCTAAATTTTCAAATTTACTTAATAATAAATCTTTAGTTATTTTACTAATATCACTAAATCCATTACTATTAAAATTATTTTCATCTAATGTTTGTAATGAAGCTTGTACTAAATTGCTCTCATTTAATGTATATAAATTATTGTTTTTATCTTGAATTAGATATTTATTTGCTGTAAATTCTATAGCTTCATTATATATTTCTATTTCATCAAGAGAACCGTTAAAAAAGTAAGGTGGAAGACTTGGATTTCCTGTTTTACCAACAAACAAATTATAACTTGCATTTGTCGTCTCTATTACTAATGGTGTTCCTGCAACATCCTCATTTATTAAATCATCTATATAAATTTTTGCTGAATTTGTACTTGTAGTACCATCCCAAGTAAATAATACAGTATGCCACTCGCCATCACAAACTGTCTTATTTGAAGATAACAATAGATTATATGTTCCTGGTGTGCCTTTACTAATATTTACATATACTCCTTTTGAATCATTGATTGCGAATGAAAATCCATAATTAGCAGTAGCTCCCCCACTATTATTTATAATAAATCCGAATGAAGTTGTTGTTGTTTTTATTTTAAATTTAATACTTTTCTTGCCTATAGGTATTACTTGATTACTAAATGTTATATACTCATTTGTGCCGTTAAAAGTTCTATAAGTGTTACTTATTCCTTGTGCTATATCAGTAACGTTAGTAGTACCTATATATGTTCCGTTATAAGTACCTTTTGAATCTAAACATACTGTACCACTTGTTTCATTAAATTTATAATCTGCTACTAAACTAGCTAAATAATCTTTTTTAGGATAATATTTTGCCATCTTATTTCACCTCACTTATACTCATAAAATCATTACCAAAAGGTATCTCAAATAACTTACCACTACCTAGATTCCCCTTATCTATACCATTAATGATTTGTGTATTGATAGTTTCAGTTAATAAATTTAAATCATCTATACCAAAAGTTCCAAAATCAGTTTGATTTAATATTTCTTTTCCTTCTAATTCTGTAATGGATTCATAATTGCCATTTTTATAAAATTCGGATTTTATTGTATAATAATTATTATTTTGTTTTATAAGATATTTATATAAATTAGGATTATAAGGTTTCAATTCTCCATTTTCATCTATATCTATTGCATCAAAGTCATATTCTTTATTTTCTGTGTTTATTACTTTTATATGATGTTCTTTATATTTTAGATTTTGTTTTTGAAATTGTAATATCTGAGTACCACTTCCTATCTTTCCATTTAATATATATATTACATTATCAATAATAATTTTAACATTCTCAGAATAAGCATTGCTTGTTGAATTGTTTTGCCCAATAATTCTTATTTTATCTCCAGTAAAATTAAATCTTAATTCTCCATTTGTCTGAATATAAGAAGCCGTTGTTTTATAATATGAAGCATAATTCGTATGTATCCAATCTCCAATATAACTTATATTACTATCGGTGTCATCATATCGTTTCCATCTACTTTCGGGTTGTAATAATTGTTGTCCTATTTGAGCCACCTTATATCACCTCCTATACTTCCTTAAATAATATATTACAAATATCACTATTTTTCTTTAATTTATCTATTGGTCTAAACTCCTCGTCATTAACAATTCTTTTTTCAGTATTATCTACCAAATACCTCTTACTATCTTATAATTTTGTATCAATTGATGCAGGAGAATAGGTTATTGTATTATATGAGACTCCATAAAAATTAAATTTGAAGTATTCATCCATGCTCCTGCATAACTTATATTAATATCTTTAATAGTCCTTTTCTGTATCTATTTTTCCCTATACTGCATGATGTCAAATTCATCATCACATAAATCTAGTATTCTATAATTATTGCAATCATATTTAATAGATTTATTATTCTCATTTATATCAACCAAGTCAATATTATCCGTAACATCATTAATGTCTAATTGAAAATCAGTTTTCCATATTCCATTTTCATTTTTAGACATGGGAAACTCTTTATTATTTAGATTTTGAGTTATGATATTTACATCACCTGAACCATATTTGTTATACCAATTTTCTAATTGAATATTATCTATAGGTTGTCCAAGATTTAAGAAATTAGAATTAGTTGAATAATAATTTTTATTTTGATTTATTAGATATTTTTTAAATATATACGGATTATATTTTTTTATAATTCCGTTGTCGGCTATGTCTACTATATCAAAAGATATATATCCTTCATCTGTGCCGAAATGTTCTATAATTATTGAGTGTTCTTTATTATCCCAAATAGGACTTTCGTAATAACATGCATGACCATTTACTTGCCCTAAAGGAGAACTATGCTTTATAGTTACACCATCTATAATTATATTTAGATTCATATTTCTCCCTTCAGTAGTATAAATTTGGTTAAGTAATCTAAATTGCTTACCTATGATATTAAATTTTACTGCTGAATATTTTGTTAAATCTTGTGAAAAATGTACATCTCCTAAGTAGAAATTAGTTTTATCTGAATATACTTTTTTACTCATATTAATATATTCAAAATTTTCATTATCATTATTTATTCTATTCCAGCCTTGTTCCGGAACTAGATAAACATTTCCCAATGCCATAGTACATCACTTCCAATTCTATTTAAAATGAATATTTTATATCGTTCTCATTATTATTCTTTCATTAACACTTCAAATTTAGCATTATTGATTTCTTTAATTTTATCTGATATTTTATAATTATTGCAGCCATATTCAATATATTTTTTATCATCTTCTTCTATAAGATTTATACTAGCTTTTACATCATTTAGATTAACATCAAAAGACTTATAATAATCATTTTCTAGCTTTGTAGGTATTCTTTTAGTATTTAATTCTTTAGTAATAATTGATAAATCATCATAACCAGAATTGTTTATTAAATTATATAATTCTTCATTGTTATCTATCTTTCCTAAATCTATATAGTTATTATTTATTGAATAGCAATTATTATTTTGTTTTATCAAATAAAGTAATTCTTCATCAAAAAACTGTATTTGATTTATTGCTAACCAATCTGTTGAATGTAATTCTAAAAACTCTATCTTTAAAAATCTATATTTTTTAGTAGGATTTTTATACGCATATTCATTAATTTCATTATTATTTTTTATATTATCTATAACATCTATTTCTATATAGTCTATGCCATTGTTACTCATTGATATTTTTATCTTCTTAGGTAAATATGATATATCATTTCCTTGTATACTTATTTTTGAAGGACTTACTGGATTAATAAAATCTATCTTTAGCCATTCTGTATTATTAGGATATTGTATTTGAAATCCATCATAACTAGTACATGTAATATGATTATCAAAAGAAAGATATGGTATATATTGTTTTCTTCCAGTATGGTATCTTGATGATGTAAAATTTTCTTGTTTTAAATTATCTGTTAAGTCATTTGACCATTTTCCCATATATACACCCTCCTATACTTCCTTAAATAATATATTACAAATATCACTATTCTTCTTTAATTTATCTATTGGCCTAAAAGGAATTATTTCTGTTTCTAAACTGACATCAGTTTTATTCATATCATCTGTCCACATTAGAAGTTTAAGATTAGACTTATCTGGAAAAGCAATATTCAATTGTTCTTCTCCAATTACTGTCGCATCTATAAAACCATTATTTATAAAATTATTTTCATCTAATTCTTGTGAAGGTGATAAGACTATATCTGTACCATTAAATGTATATAGCTGAGATTTATATTGAAATAATATAAACTTTTCTAAAACAATTGGATTGATTAATATTGGTAAATCGAGATTAGCTTCAGCATTATAAGATACTGACATAGCTACTATTTTTAAAACTTTCATTTTCTGTATTGTATCTAGATTAAATGTTTTTTGCCATACATTATTATTAGGAAAACTATAAGTTGAATGCTCAATAAAATTTATACCATCTAATGAATATAAAATTTTAAACTTTGTGACATTACAGTAGTCTAAAGTCCAACTAGGATACCCAGATGATAACTTAATTGATTCCAAACAAAAATAATTATTATTTTTGTTAATTATTGTAAAATAACCTTTTGTATTTTTTTGTTGTATACCTCTATATTTGCCTTGGTATATACTATCATAATTAAATATATAATCATTATTTATACTACATTGAGACAATTAAATCATCCCCTTCTATTTTATATCTATATTATCTATTTTTTTAAACTCATTATTAAGTCTAATTTCAAACAACTTCCCATTACCTAATTCCTCTTTATCGATTCCATTAATAATTTGAGTATCTATAGTTTTAGTTAATAAATTCAAATCATCTATACCATAAGTTTCAAAATCGGTTTGTGTTAATGTTTCTTTTCCTTCTAATTTATTAATAGGAACAACTTGCTCATTTTTATAAAATTCAGATTTTATTGTATAATAATTTGATTTTTGTTTGATTAAAAATAAGCTATTAATATTCAATTTATCATATCCATTTGGCTTATTATATTTAAAAGGTTTTTCTCCAAAGTTAACTATTAACTCTTGCAATTTTGAACCTTTAAATACAAGAATTTCTAAATATAATTCTGAATTATTTAAATTAGTAGATCGAACACCTTCAGATATTCCATTTTTATAAAACTCTAATGTTCCGTTATTAATGGTACTATCATATAAAATACCTATTGTATCTCCAATTTTCCAAGCTTCTCCGTAACCATTACCATCACTCCAATAACTATTACCTATATTATAATTAGTTAAACTAGTATCCTTTTTAGCTAAAGCAATGATACTATTATTAGCATTAAAGCTATTTATATAAATTTCAATATATATCTTTTGTTTTTGGGTTTTATTTACTGGTAATGTTGAACGAACACCTTGCCAACTAGTCAATACTGATGTAACACTTCGATTATTATTTGATAACTGTACAGTTCCCATATCATTTGGATTTAAATAGTATGCATTCATATTAAGCTTTCTCCCTTCTTCTATTAATAACTTTCATTTTTTATTTCAATTTTCTAAATAAAAGCTTAGTATCAAAAATAATACTCATCTAATAATTAATTTTAATATCTCCGCTAAGTTTACATTCTACTTGCAGTAATGTATTACTAGCGTAAATTACTTCATACAAGTCTTCTTTAACCTGTTTCCATCTTCCAACACCATCATATTGCAAATCTAGTTTATCTATCTCTTCAATATCTGTTATGCTGTCCATGCTAAACAAATAAGCAAATCTTATCTTTTTAGTAGTAATTAATTCATTCCAGAATACATCATTAATAGCATTAAAAGTAGCAATATTCATCCCACTTTTCCTTACGTCATCTACAGTTAAATTAACATTTACCCATTTTTCTCCACTAAATGTTTTCCATGTGTTACCGCTATCCACACTACAAACTATTCTTATATTGTTACCATTAGCAGTTAATCTAAAATAATCTATATGATCTACATTACTTAAATTCATATCACCTTTTGGAATAAGTAAACGATCAAATGGGATAGCCTTTGTCTTTAATTTTTGAATAACTCCATCTTCAAATGTTTCAAAACCTTCTATTTTTTTAAATAGCGTTTTATCCACATTAACACTATATTCTGTAAAGCTTTCTGTATCTTGAACAACTTCAAAATCACTTATATGATTTGTTTCTAAATGTGCTTTACCATCAAAGGTCATCATTCTATCGTCAATAAAATCATTACTCTCATCATTAGTAAATTCGTTTTTAACTGATATTAAATCCTGTGTATTTTCTGTATCATACCTCAAAACATTCACACGAGGCACTTTAAAATCTACTGTGTTAACAGGGATGTTAACGATTCTAGGCGTTTCAGCACTTCCCACTATACCCATTTTGGATATTTGTTTCATCCCTGCGCCAACTATTTCTCCTGCATCTATACCATCAATAGTTGTAAACTTTCCTGTTTCCTCTGAATAAGCTACTAATTGTTTATTTTTCTTATTAGTAACATCTACATCCTCTAGCTCCTCAAATTTTGTAATTCTTTTATCTATTATTTCCTTTTGTATTTTCTCACTTGACCATCCAGTTTTATTAGAAATTACACTATCATCTAAAATTATATCCTTGTCCAAAGTTACATTAAAAAATTCACTCATTAAGCCACCTCCTATTCACTAATAACTAAGTGAAAATCTCTAACTGCAAAATTATGATTTTCTGCATTTTTAGTTATTTTTACATATATACCTTTACTTTCACGCTGTTTTATACTATCTATAGTTAAAGAGTCTGCATAATTTATACCATCGAAGGATAATTGTATTAAATCATTACTAGGTGTTTCAGTTCCTATTTTAATATTGTTATAATCCTTATCTCCTATATTTTTAATTGTTATTAGCTCTTCTAAATCTTGGAGCATAGCAGGACTAACATTAGTTACTACATTTCCATGATATATAATTTCAAAATTATATGGACTAAATACCCACATATCACCATATTGTAACTGAAGAGCATCACTAGTATATATCACTTTTCTATCCCTATCTTTAAATGTAAAATATCCACTTATTTTGCTATCTATAAATACTTTACATTCCATATCTGAATTAAATAATCTAGTTTTAATTAAATTATTATCTAAATCATATAATTCACATAAAGTATTTTCTGGGAAATTCTGAATAGTTACATAGGGTTTAGCATAAACCTTGTAATTATTTAATATAAAATCTTCATCACTATACTTCATAAAACCTTGCTTTGTAAGTGGCTCTGCAAATTCCATTCCGCCCATGTTTGTATAATTTTTGCCATCATTACTTGAATAAGCTTGTATATAATTATCTTTCTTAAGTATTTTCCAATATCTATTTTGTTCATTTGATTTTAAATCCTTAATACCAAAAATATGATCGCTATTCCCTAAATAAAGCATGGAATAATCCATATCTTTTATATCATTGAAATTTTCTTTTTCAACCTCAATAACAAATTCTTTATAATCAAATTTTCTTTCTATTTTATTATTACTTATTAGTTTTAATTTACCTGTTTTAATATCTCTAGTTATATTGCTTTCTCCCGCAAAATCAGCAAAAGAAGAAGCCAAGAAAAAATTCTCAGCTTCTAATAATCCATTTTTAACTTGTATAAGTTTCATTGAGATCACCTCTAAACTCTAGGCTGCATTATATAATCATATGGTACAAACTCAACTATTTGTATATCTTTAGTTCCTATACCATTTGCTAATAATGTATGTGCTTCCTCTAGTGCATCTTCATAACAATTAGTAGCGTAAGATGTTATTTCACTTCCATTTTTATCTGTTTCATGGCCGTATGGTAATTGGGCTAAGGTTTTATTTTTTAATATTCCCCACATCTTTTGTCTAGTTTTTTTAAAATCTATTGTACTTGTTAACATACTATCTACCTCCCAAATATATTTTTCTTTTCAAAGTTCTGTGTTTCTATCATGTAATTTCTCTTACCTTTTAGTTTATCTAAATCTTTCATAATATCACCATTAGCTGCTACTTTATTAAATTTCCTTTCAATATCCATAGCTTTCGGATTATGCCAAATTGGTACTAAATTAAAATGATGTTGTTTTAGATAATCTATTAAATTAGCTATAAGTAATCCTATAGCTTGTAATCCATTTTCAGTATTAAGGAAGTGTACCTTTTCAGCCTCCCACCTGATCCATCTATATGCTCTAATATAATCTGCATTTGGACTTGATGTATCTAACGTATACCAATCATAAATTAATTCCATTATAAATTGAATAGATTCTTTGCCTGTGCAGCTTAACCAAGCTTGTGCATTCTTATGCCATATCATCGCTAGAATGTTTATTAAATCTAACATTATTTCAGTACTAACTTCCATAGGTGGAATATTATAATCCACTCCCCAATCTTTTCCCCATTCAATAGGATGATTACTAAATCTTAAATATTCATAATCTAAATTATTTAATAGATCATTATTATATATATAGTCTTTATTAGGAACAATTAGCCTATCTATTGGACTTGTAGACTTCAGCCACCACCATCTTTTGGTTATTTCAATAAACTTATTTTTATTAGGTGTATATATTTGTCTTATAGCTTCATTATTTAAATATTTATTACTTTGTCTATAAATTTGCCATATACTTAAATTTAATAAATCTCTTTCTATCTGCTTATAGATATTAATTATAGGGCTATTATCTAAATATTTTTCGTTATGTTTAAATATATTAGTTGTATATTCCCTATCTAAATATCTATTATTATATTTAAATATAGATCTTATAGCTTGCCTATCTAAATACCCGTTGATACTTTTATCTATAAATTTAAATACATCTTTATAAAAATATTTTTTATTATGGTCTTTGCATATTTCTTTATGTGCTATTTTATTTAATGCATTTTTAATTCTATATTTTTCTATATCCTTTAGAGCTATATTATACATTAACATGGTTTTATAATTTCTATCTATATCTTTTAAATCTAATATTTTTAAATTATTTATACTTGTATCTATATCTATTCCAATTATAATATCTTTGTTTAACATTGTTTTATTACTTATTTTAGCTACTTCTTTTAGATTGGATCTATCTATAAATCTATATTTATTTTTATTTATATTTTTAAATCCATGTTTCTCAACAAACTTCAATTTATCTATATCTATTTCCTTGCAATAGATTCTATAAAGATAATATCCAATATTCTTTTCTATATTTATATACTTCTCTAGTTTTAAATTTTGTAAAGATTCACCTTTAAATATTTCTTTTTCTACTATTAAATCTGTATATATACTTTTGAATTTATTCAGTTGTAGATTTTCTCTATCTATAGATAAATTTATTAAATTATTAGCTTTATTTAGTTGTAGAATTTCTATTTCCAATAACTTATTGTTATAACATATGGATATATCTTCATTTTTTCTTACATCAAGTTCCTTACTTATTTTTATATTTATACCTATATATTTTATTTTATCTAAAGATATAGTATTGTTTTTATTTATTTCTTTATTTATTAACTTTAATTCTTTTTTAAATTCTTTTTTTATATCAGTAACTTTCTTGGATATATATTTATTCTTTTCTTTCTCTATATTATCTTTAGGTTGTTTATATAATAATTTATTTTCCTTAACCTTATCTATTTCACCCATTGTTTCTTTGTAAAATAATTTTTCTGTAGTCTTTACTACTTTTTCTGTAGTATCGTATATAAAAGTTCCACTAGAAAAAGCATTGTCCCCTACATATTCAAAACTACATAGGGGTATTTTATGTAGGGGCATTTATACCACCTCTCTTATTTAGTTGTTTTATAACATCTAATAGCAACACAATAATTTATATTAGCACTATTGTTTAAGAAACAATATGGCGCAGTAATTTTAAATTTCTTATAATATTCTTCCTCTTCTGTATCTTTCTTATATGCTAATCTATCTGTATCGTTTATTGCACTGGCATCACCTACAAGTACATTAATCATTTTACCTCTTTCCATATCAACTGGATGTACAAGTGTTATATCTGAGAATTGATGTTTTTTATGATTATATCTACTACCTTCTACATTACATTTATCCATAAAAGGATTAGTAGCATAAAAAGCTGGATAATGTGGTTGATATGGCATACCTATTTTATTAGCTATCATACAAACATCTGTTACTCCTGTTGCAGTTCTTTCTCCATAAACCTTTGAATAATTTGGTTCTATATCAGAAGATACAGTTATACCAAAATTATATTTATCATCTGTATAAGCTGAATCCTCTACTGGTTTTAAAGCTCCAATATAAGCATAAGATGTAAGATAGTTTTCATAAGGATGAACATCCGCAGATGGATCTCCACATAATACTAAGTTTATACTATCTTTAGTTATATTTATCCAATATTGAACTGGTAAAAAGTCTTTAATTTCTGGCTGCAATTTTCTATACCATGCTAATCTATAATTATATTCAGCTTGTATATTTTTAGATATACCTAAATCTGTTTTATCTGCATTTAATTTATCTGATATTTGCAATTTTATATTGTTTATAGAATTGCTTTTAGTCATAGCACTAACATATGCGTTATAATCTCCACTTTTACTCCATCTATCAGAAGCTCCAGCCATCATTTCTAATACTTGTGCATCTGTTCTACTAAAACTATCCCCATTGCCGTTATAATAAGTATGCAACTTATTAAAGTCAATTAATGCCTTTTTTTCTTCTTTTGTCAAGTCCGCTTCTTCTCTATCTATTTTTACATAAAACTCTTTTCCATAGGTTGTTGTTGCTTTTATAATACACTTATCATTTTGAGAACCTACTGTAAATACAGTATCTACTTTATCTGTCTTAGAATTATCTTTTATAAGATTTATTGTACTTCCTTCTCCTGTTGATCCTATTTTATTTATGCTATCTGGATAAACTAAATCCCATTTATATATACCTGAATTTTGTGTTATTTCAGTTGCTAATGTTTTTACTAAGTTTTTTACACTTGTATTTCCTTCAACAAAATAAAAATTATCTGTAGCCATTTTATCTACCTCCTGTTATCAATTATTTATTTAAATTTGTTATTTTTAAAGTATTTAAGTCCATTATAAATATCTCTTTTAGATCCCTATTTGCTCCTAAATTAACATTAAATTTTTTAAGTAGTTTATTACCATAAGTTCTATATTGATATATTTCTAAAGTTACAGGCTCTTTTAGTTCTACTCCATTAAAATTCCTTATGCTTATAAGAAGCTTTTTATTTTTGTACCCTTTAACACTTATTATTTCAGGATTTTTGTTTGTTTTATGACTTGTATAATCAAAATTAAGATAAAATCCACCATGGGATTTATTACCATACCAAACTTTTTTACCATCTATCTCGCCATGTAAATCTATATCTGCATCTGTATTCTCTTCCCAATTCATTACTACTGCTATATCCCATTCATTATCTATATCCTCTATGCCTGGTGGTGGTTCTACTGGAATGTTAGAATCCTCTCCATCTATATACTCTAAATCCACCATTGTTTGTCTACTATTGCCGCTTAAATTATGAAAAATAAAAGAAATAAGAGTATTAGCATTTACTTTATAAAATGTATTAAAGTATTTATGCTCTCCTATTTCCTTAGTTGTCGCATTATCTATTATTTTGATTTTATTAATTTCTAAGCTATATTTATCTTCTTTTTTCCAGCCTGTTTGATTGAAATGCAATCCTGTAATATATATATCTTTGTCAAATTTAAATTGTTCCGTGTAATCATTTTGTATTGCTGGTATATCTAATAATATACCTTTCACCTTTTGAATGCCTTCAATTTTTCTGTATATAAAGGCATCAATTTTTTTCTTTAATCCTTCATATTGTACACTTGGCAATAAATTCTTTAATTGTTGTAGTAAATCTTGTATATTGTTGGTATTTATATCTGGATAATTAGTTCTTATATTATCATCTATCAGACTTAATAAATAATTTTTTAAATCCTCTGTAAGCTCTTCAAAATTAATTATATATTTAGGTAAGCTCAAATTAAGCACCTTCTTTATATTCAAAGATTGAACTTGTATCATTTCTTGGATAAACTTGAGCTGTTTGTGTTATCTTTAAATAAGGGTTCTTAATATTAAATTCATCATAAAAATGTAATACACTTTGATATAATTCTTCCAAAGTTACAATTCTATTTTTATCTTTATCGGATTTCTTAGTTTTAATGCTTTGTGTTAATGCCCATGTAAAAGCTCCTGAAGGATTAGGATTTCCATTATATCCAGCGCTCAAGTCACCAGATGTTTCTGAACCTGCACTAGCTGTTAAAACCTTATATCCTTGTTTATTTAATGTTTTGTCTATACTTCTAAGTTTCTCCTCCACTACAGCTAATGTATATGCAAAATTTTTATTTATAGCAAGTCCACTGTGGCAAGTATCAACAAATATTACTTTAGTACCTTTTATATCATCCAGTATTGTTTGTAATTCATATACTGTTATTATGTTATCTTTTGCTACTAAAGCAAACTTATCTTCATATACAGTACCATGTCCAGACCAAAACAAATAACTAATATCATTATCTTGTGCATCTTGAAAAGTGTTTTTTATTAAATTTAATGCTTCTGACTTAGTCTTATTTTTTGCAACTATATTTTTTGTAAATTTAGCACTTTGTTTGTGTTCTTTAAATAAATTAGACATATTGTCAGCATCATATGTGCAACCCATAAGGTTATTAGCGCCTTGTAAAGTATATTCACTTTCTCCTATAGCTAAAAATCTATAGTTTTTTTCACTAGTGGTAGGTATAATAGGTGTAGTAGGTGTAGGTAAATTACTATTTTCTAATATATTAAAATCTACCCATAAAATTTTACTAGTTCCACTAATATTATTGTAAATAAATTTAACTGTGCCATTTATAGGATAAAATACATTTAAAAATTTATGTTCACCATATTCTTTAGTGCGTACACTTTCAAATAATTTATCATTACCTACTTGTAAATCCCAGCTATCTTCAAATCTCCAACTAGATTGAGAATATGTTATACCTGTTATTTGTCCATTTCCCTTAAATTCTATTATATGCTGTCCTTTTACTGCAGGAATCTCTAGCATTTTCCCATAAATTTTCTGTGTACCTGATATGCCTAAATTTCCACTTAAATTATCTAACTTTACCCCTAAAGCATTTAACGCATTTATTAAATCATTATAATCTACACCTTGTATTTTATCTTTAATTTCTGATAATAAATTTTCCATATCTTTGGTAGAAAAATTTATATTGCCTATGTCAACTTTCACACCATTTTGTAAATAATCTTTAATAAGATCTGATAGTTCATCAAAGTTGACTACATAGGAAGGTAATCCCATATTATTGCCACCTCCTATACATAATCTATTATTTCTAATTTACCATGATTATCTTTAATTAATTGTATTGTTTTATTTGTATTATTAGGATACGTTGTTTTAATTCTATATACTTTACCTTCTACATTTCTAATTAGTTCTTCTTGCCATTGCATATCTGTTCCATTAGCATATATAAATTTATATGCTTTATTATTGCTATCTCTAATTATTCTACATGGATATTCGGGTAATTCCCCAGTATATTTTGAATCTTCATTTGTATTTATTTGATTTTTGAAATTTCTTTTTCTTAATTCTTGATTTAAAATATAGACTACTGGCTCCCTAAAATTTTTATATCCCATATGTGCCATTTTAATCACCTACTATTGTTTCAATCTTCCACTGCCTATTTGGATACATTGGTCATACACTTTTGTTTTATCTCGCATACCTTGTAATTGCAATGTATCTACATATGTGTCAGCATTTATTTCTGTACTTATTCCTACAATTAAATACCAGCCATTACCTCTTTGATTATTTACTAATTTAACTACTTGTCCTAAATCAATATTAGGTATTCCAGTTACTGGTACTACATTTAAAGCAGTACTCTCCCTCCACATATCTAAAAATTTATATCCTGCTACCTTTTGTTTTAATAATGGAGTACTAGCTAATGGATTATCAATTATATCTACCCATCTTTCACCATTTAAATAACTAGTCATAGCTTTGGATTCAAAAATAGAATATTTATCATTACAACAAATCTTTAATATATTTCTCATTAAACTAGAATCTCTGCTAGCAGCTTCACTAGATAAATTAGTATCAACAGATAAAACATAATCATGGTGATTTGCTTCATGATTTGATTCATTATAAGCAGGATATTGCTCTTCTAATATTATTGTACCGTTTTTGTTTGCCCTTATTCTGGCATACATAGTTTCTACCAAATTACTAATTATATCATTATACATAGTACCTATTTCACATTCTAATTTAGGAACAGTATAATTATTTCCTCCACCTCTTTGAAAACTACATTTTGCATCGGATACAACAGTAGAAATTATATCTGCTGCGGTTTTATTATAAAATTTTAATTCCTTATCACATAAATTTAACATTCTATAATACATATCATGACAAGTCATTTCTATTGTTTTATCAAGTGTATTATAATCATATTTTTTAATTACACCTGTAAATTGAAGTACATCTTCTATATAAATTTTTACCTGTGCAAAATTATCTATTACTCCTTGCGTTCCTCCTGCAAAAATAGCAGTAGGTAGATTTTCATATTGTGCTGTAATCGTAGCTTCAGCAGTAGGTGTAGTTAAGGTTCTATTTATTTTTACTGACACTAAACAATGTTCTAATATTATTTTATTAGCATCACCATCTTCAAAAGCCTGATAGCCATTTTTTTTATAAAATTCTACTTTACACTTTGCCATTATCTTTCACCCATCCACTAGCTTCATGATTACATAAAAGCTCTAAATTTATATAATATATATCACCTTCGATAGGAGTATCTATCTCAAACTTATTTTGTAAATATCCTTTGTATTGAATTCCAAATTCATCTACAAATATGAATCTACCTGAATAACTTTTTCTAAAGTCTAAAAACTTAGCTATATTACTTTGTGTTTCCTCATCATTTTCTCCTTTTATATTAAAAGCAACTGTAAATTCAATAATACAATCGCTTTTAATATTTTTTTCAAAATATGTGTATCCTTGTACTGTTCTAATACCCTTACGAAAATAAGCAGGACGAGGTGGCTTATAGTTAGTTATTACGCCACCTGTATTTTTTCCGTCTTCATAAAGCAAATCTACTTTAAAATCTTTTATTCTATTTAAGTCCATACAAGCCACCTCCTAATCTCTCAATACATCATTCATAAATAATCCTGTCATAACATTTTTCATAGAACTTTCTGTCATTTGTTTAAATTCATTAGCTATCTTAGTAGCTCCCTCTTTATCTGCATTTGGTATAGTTACATACATTTTTATATCCTGTGTAAGCCCCATACTTTTATTCATGTTATTAAGTCCATATGGAGATGCGTAAGTACCGCCATAAGCTCCACTAAGTGACATATTATTTAATCCATTAAAATTTGGTCTTACATTTCCTAATCCTTTAATTTTATTAGCAATACCTTTAAATTTATTACTTATGGCGTTTTCTTGATTATCTATACCTTGTATAAGACCTTCTCCAATAAAATTACCATAATCAGCAAATACACGTGATGGAGAATTTATACCTAACATTTTCTTAAATCTATTCTTTATTTCATTTGCTATACTCTCAATAGTCTCTCTCACTTTTTTTATACCTTCTTTGAGTCCACTTACTAATCCTCTCATAATATCCTGTCCTATTTTATGCATATATGTCCGGAATGCTTTCCATTTCATTTTCCATTTTTTTATATTTTTATCAAAATGGCCACTTATTTTTTTACATACGTTACTTATTTTTTTACCTAAATCATCCGCTGCTTTTTTTAACTGATCCCAATGTTTAATCACTTCATATACTATAAGCCCTATTGCTGCAATAGCAACTAAAATTAGAAGTGTTTTTGAAGTTATTATAGTCTTTAATACTCCAAATATCCCTCCAGCTTTCTTTAATTTATTAAATATACCTATCACATTATTTATAGTACCTACTAATTTGCTAAGTACCGTAAATGTTTTAGCAACTCCAGCTATTGACACAACCATTACTGCAATAGCGTTTTTTACAGGATTAGGTAATTTATTAAATGAATTCATTAATTCTACTGCTTTATTAGCTAGCTTTGTAAATATTGGGATTAATTTATTATTCAAAATAGGCACCAACTGATTATTAAATATCGGTATTAGCTGTTTTACTATAGATGTTTGTAATTGTGCAAAAGAATCTTGTACTTTTTTTATGGAAGACTGTATATCCTTTTGAATTTTTTCATAGTTGCCTTTTGCAATATTAGCAGGGCCTTTTTTTGGATTCTTACTCTTTGCTTCTTCAGCAAGATTATTTTTCATACCAGTTTTTAGAAGATTTTGTGCTGCAGCACTGGGTTTCTCCATAGATTTTCCTATTTTACTGAAAGTCTCTGCTTTTTTGGTTAACGCTTCCTGCAGCTTTTCAATTTTAGTTTTTTCTTCCTCAACTTTATGCACAAATATTTCCAAATCTTTTCCAGCTCCATTAAGTGCTTTTTTAAATTCACTAGTATCTAATGTTAAATGGGCAACTGCCTCTCCTACATTTACTGCCATGTTGTTTCTCACCTCCCACCTTTGGGAATAAAAAGTTTTCTAACTTCATTTAAATAATAATTTAAATTTAAAAATCTATTTTCTATTATTAGCATTTAACCATTGAATCACATCTTCATTATTAGCTTTATTTATTCTATCTCCATCTATAAACTTAGGCTCTCTAGCATCTTCTTTACTAATCTCATTTAATATATAAACGCAGGCCTCATCAAAACAAAAAGCCTCATAATCATTAGTCAACCCTATAATTTCACTGGGCCTTTGTCTATATTGTTTACTTATTGATATTACACTCAGTATTCTCTGACTCTTCACGAAAGGAGTCTAATTCACTTACACCTTCCTGTGTATAATTAAACAATGCTACTATTTGTTCATCTGTAAGCTCTAATCCTACACTTTTTAAATCTTCTATGGAAGGTTCTACAAGTGCATTTTCGGCCATAATATACATAACATCTGTCATTTGTGCTAAATCAACATTCTCTTTTGAACTCTGTTTACCATAAAATAGTTCCTCTGCTGCACTTAATAATTTGTTAGGCACTACTCCTTTTCTTACCAAATTTAAAAGAGATACTCTTTTAACTCTAGCATTAAAAGGTATCCCTTGGCTAAATTGTGGCAACTGAATTACTTCATCTTGAGCTGCTTTTTTTAAATCTTCTATATTAGTTACCTTTAAATCCATTTTATTATCCCCTCACTATCTAATCTTTATTGTTTTAAATTCTGTGGATAATGCTGTGGTTTTACCACTTCCATCTAATTTGTTTATTTCTTTAGCTTCAGCAATATAAACTGTATCTATTGCTAAAGAATCAGGTACAAATGTTACTATTTTCTTAGTATCATCTATAGTTACATTTCCATTTACTCTAGAATTATCAGATTTTCTCTTTATAATAAAGTTTTCTAGGTTAACATCATCTTGATTAATTTTATTTGAAAAACTCCACACTACCCTGTTAGTTATACTTACCCCTACATCTGGATTTTTATTTTCTACTTCTCCACCTTCTACTCCTATATCTTCAATTGGAGTAGATTCTCCTGGCTTTTCTCCATTATTATTCTCTTGTAATTTATTTAAAAATTCTATTTCTACAGGTTTCTCATTTCTAAATGGTATACTTTCAGCCTCATATGAAGACACTAAGAATTTTCCATCTTGAATTTTATATTTAGCTGGCTTACCTTTACAATGCTTATACACGAATTTAACATAGCCTGTGGTTCTAGAATAGTCTTTTTCTTCTGTGAATATTTCCATAGTGAATGGATGTCTTTCTACTGCTATACCTACTTCTGTTCCACAATATTTATTATCTTGTATAGTTCCTCCATCTATTAAAGCCATAGTTTCTATATTAAATAGATTGTCCTTCATTTTTAACTTGTAACCTATAACAATATCATCTGTTTCATTTATTCCATAAATTTTATTTTTAATCCTTAATATATCTCTTTTGCCCTTACTGTTTATAGGTTCTATATCTATTTCATTGCTTGTTTCTATTGTATGTTTTGTATTTGTTACCTCATCAATAAAATTAACTTTCACAACATTAACTAAAGTTTTTCCGCTTGTCATTAAATTACCTCCTTAAACTTTTAAATTGTTGATATTCTATGCTTGTAGTGTAAGCTTGTACATCGTAATCTATAACGCTTGGTGTTTCATTCCCTGTAGGCCTAAGATCTTCTATTTTTTTTAAAGCTTCTTTTATATTCTCTACATAAAATTCTATAGTGGAATATTGATCCATAGGGCTATAGACTATAATATCAAATAGTTTATAACCAGATATATTTCCAACTAAGGCATGTACACCATTTTCCTTTATAACTACATAGCTTTCTGTACATTTGTTTCTCTTTTGTCCAGGAGCATACACATTATATCCTAATTTTTTTAAATATAAATATACCTTTTGCCATAAAGTTTCTGGTATAACATTATTAATTATATCTTGCTGTATGCAATCCCCTGGAACCTTGTAATTAAATTTAGACATTTACATCACTTCCCAAATAAATTACTCATCCCCTTAAGTATTTGTGGACTCAGTTTATCTATAGTTGGTTTTAATATTGCATATTTTTTATCATTACATAACTCTAAAGACGGATAGTAATCCTCATTTCCAGTAATATAAATATTACACCTATCGCCTTTCCACTGTTTTCCACCTTTAATTGTTTCAATATCCATATCTAATTGATCCTTCCAAGGTGCATTCTTTTTAGCATCTTCTTCTAGCTTCTTTGCGGCAATATCTGCATACCCACTTATAGCAGTTTTAGATTGCATCTCAAATTCAGATAATCCATCAATAACACTATCTATATTTACTTCAAATTCCCTCATATCATCACACCCTGTTTAATATCATATCAAATACTAGGTTTTGAATATTTCCTGTGTCAACTATTTCATACTTAGTTCCATCTAATATAAAATAATCATCCTTTTGTATTTTAGAGCTTATATCATTATAGATAATTAATAATTTATCATTATATAAATTATTAAATTCCAGTCCTTCCATAGAAGTTGTAATTATATTACTATTATTTCTATAATAATATCCCCTTATAGTGCATACATACACTTCATCTAGTTTTTCTTCAAAAGCATTTTTACCTATTCTTAATATTTTTATTTCTCTTAATAAGTCTTTTTTTTCTAGATGTTCATATATATTTTTACTTATTTTTGCCCTATTTATATTATTCATTAATGTTCATCAACTCTTTCCATAGAAGTTTGATTCTTTAGAATCTTTTGCTCTTCTTTGAAATGCTCTGCTAGAGTTAACCAATAGGCTCTATTACTTTGTAACTTTATATCTGCAACTTCTATTCCATCATCTGCAATTGCTTTTAGAATACACCCTTTATAACTTGCTTTTTCTACATCATTATTATTGATTTCTAGTAGCAATTCTAGCTCTTTATCCTCAAAATAAGGATACTGTTTTTCTTGTAAATTAAATTTCAAAATCTCTAAAGGTGTTCTCACTTTTTCTCACCTTCCTTAGTTAAATTTTATTTGTTTAAGGTTACTAATTTTTCTGCAAATATTTTCAATAATAGTTTAATCATTTATTTAGTCAGTCTATTACATAACCTCAAATCATCCTCATTATGATAAATTATTGAATATAGCTCACCTCCTATGCTTACTGTACAACCTTTAAGTTTTCTTGAAATGAATAAGCATTAGATTTTATAAAAGCCTTAATTTATAACTTTATTTATAAGAAGTTATAAGAATTAAAACTTATTTTGCAAATCTAATGCATTATTTACGAATAATAAAATTTTTAGTTCAAATTATTCAGTTTTTTAGCTTACTCTTAAAAGCTGTAAATTTTAATTTGATTTCATAATATTCATTTATTTTTTAATGAATACTTTACAGTTGTTTTATATAATAAAACCTCTGCTATTTTTATAATACTATTATATTTCATTTGAATACTTTATTTATCCCAACTTTGTCTCATTTTTGTCCCAAAATATTTTTATCAGATGACTACCCGCTCTAATACTCCCATCTTTTTCAAAGTGAGAGTAAAGAGCGGGTACGTCCCTGGATAACGATTTCCCCTAAAGGATAACGACTTCTAAGGAGTAAAACTCCTAAGAATTCTGTTAATAAGCTTTAGAGGGAGTAAAAACTCCCTCTGAAGCCAAGAACTCTGTTTATACTATAAGGTTATTCAATTGTGCTACATGTTCTACTAATTCATTCTTTTTTCTATAAGCTGTACTCCTTGCTCTTCCAAACATTTCTACGGCTATCCAATCTACACTTTTATTTTCTCCATACTTCAACTCTATAAATTTTTTATTTTCTTCATTTAGTGATGAAATATTATCTTCCATTACTGATATTTCTTCTTCTATTTCTCTTATTTTATATTCTACTTTCCCTTTCTTCTTAATTTTTTCTCCTAGTTCTATCTCTAATCTTTCTATTTGTCTTATTAGCTCTTTCTCTGCATAGCCTGTTCCATTGCTAGAGGTTTGTACTATTTCATCATATGTTCTACTTCTAGACTCTTCTTCTAATGTTACATCATTATTTTTAATTTTATCCATTATAATTTCTATTCTATTAGAAAGATGCTTGGCTCTATTTTTTAGCTTATTCAATTCTTTTTTACTTCTAAAATGCCTATATAATCTTTCTTCTGTTTTTATATATAATTTTTTATCCAACATATCTAACCTCCTATAATAATTCTTTAATATATTTTCTTATAACTATAATGTTACTTTTTGATATCTTTAAAGGCCTTTAGAAATGCCTTTTGGTTTGAATTTTATATACTTTTTTACATTTCTTTATTATTTTTATTTAACTCATATATCATTATTTCTTTTCCCACAATATCTAAAAATCTTTTATTGTAAAGTAATGCTTAACCACTTCGTCCGTCCATCTATTTTTTGCAACTCTTAAAAATTCTAATTCCTCTTGGCATTTGTCTAATAAATTTATGCTTTCCTTTAATAATTTCTCATAATCTATGCTTTTCTTTACATACTCCTTTAATAAAATCTTTAATACTGCATTTTCTTTTCTAAATGACTCTATCTCTTCAAAAACTTTATTTTCTATTTCTTTAACTAATACAATTGACATCTTATACCTCCATCATACTTAATTTTCTATTATATTACTAAAGACAATCAATATTCTTATTTCAATAATTCTTTTAATATTTCTGTTTTCTCTTTAGCTTTTTCTTCCCTTATATTTTTACCATCATTTAAAATAGGAGTACACATTTCTAAAATTCTATAGTATGTCCTCTTTTCATATCTATTTTTAAGTTCTATAAGAGATAAATTTGTTGTAATTATAAGTGGTAATCCATTCCTATATCTACTATCTAAAATATTATAGATTTTAGTTCTAGTCCATTCTGTATCCTGTTCTGTTCCCAAATCATCTATTATCAATAGATCTGCATTATCTAATCCTCTCAATATATCTTCTTCTACTTCTTTTCCAGATTTTTTATATGTGTCTTTAATTCTATTTAATAAGCTATCTGCATTTACACATATAACTGGTAACATTTTCTCTATAAGAAAGTTTGCTATACATGCCACAGTATAGGTTTTACCATTTCCCGGAGAACCATATAATAAAAGTCCTACAGATTCTTTTTTCATGTTTTCAAATTTTTTAGTATATTTATTAGCTATTTTATACATTTTGTCATTACCTTTAGTAAAATCCCAATTTTTAAATTTACTATTTCTAAATTTTTCATCTATTAAACTATTTTTAATAATCTTTTTTAATCTTAATTGCTTTTCTTTATTTATTTTTTCTTTCTCTTTTGCCATTAGAGCTTCTCTTTTGCACTTGCACATTACAGGACCTTTTATATACCTATTTAACCCTGGAATATAAGTAATCTTTTCAATAGCTTCTCCACATACAGAACATATTTCAACTCTTTCATTTTCACCAGTAATATTATAATCCAATTCCCTGCTTTTTAAGGTCTTCTCCAAAGCTTGTCCTACTTGTTTCATATACCTCGCCTTCTCTCCATTTCTTACTTATCTCGTTTCTCTTTACATCTTGTGGTAATTTATATCCTTTATTTATCCAGCTTTCCAAGATTGACATTGTATATTTAAATCCTTTTATTTTGCCCTGTTCCTGTTCTCTTTTTTTTGTAATATCTAATGCATATATTAATAAATCAGTATAATCTTCTTTAGCCATGACTTTTAATACTTGATTTAAATAAGTGGCACTTATTTGCCTATAAAAGGTATTAAAATATGCTTCATTAATTTTATCTAAATTTTTTCTAATATCACTCTTTCTATCTTCTTTTATTTCTATATATATATCTTCTATATCTATATCTCTGCCGTTACTTAACGTTTCATGTAACATTATATTTTTTTTATTGTCATTATTTTTGCAACTTTGTTTTTTAGTTTCTTCTAATAGTTCTTTTTTCTTAGCTCTATGTTTAGCTACCCTTTCCCTTGTTTGTTGTCTAACTTTCTCCATACCTTCTATATTTTGATGTTTGGACCAGTTAGCTATTTTTATTAATTTATCTTCTTGTATCTGTATCATGCCAAAATCTCTAAGTACTTTTAATGCAAACCTTAAACTATTTAATGGCCTATTAAAAATTGTACTTAACATTTCTTCTGTATATGGAACATTATCATTTAGAAAAATATATCCATTTGAATTTGTTTTACCTGCTTGAACTAAAAGTCTCATCCAAATATAATGAACAGTATCTCTTTCTGGCATAGCATCTATTAATTTTATTTTTTCGTCATCAAACATATTTGTTGTTATCTTTATCCACTTAACTTCTGCCAACATATCACCACTTTCTTTTTTATCCATAGTATACAAAATAAAATATTGCTATAATTAAATCAATCCATAATTTATATATAGTTTTTCTATACTTCTTTAATAATTATTGATTTACTATGTTTACCACCACCTCCATAGTTCTTGATCTATCAATTCATTAGGTGTAATTTTCAATATTTTGCATAGATTACAAATAACCTTTAGCCCTGGATTTTCATATTTACCTTCCTCTAATTCTGTAATATAACTTCTAGCTATTTTACTTTTGTAACTCAATTTTGAAATAGATAAGTTTCTTATTCTTCTATATTCTTTTGTTTTTATTACTGCCACTTGAGGATTCCTCCTTAGGATTTATTCCTCTCAATATTAAACTATAAATTTTTAAGTATTCCTAAAGTTGACCATTTCTTTTAAAAAAAAGTTCGTCTATGGTAGTATCAAAAAAATCTGATATAATCTTAGCCTCATTTAAAGTAAAAGACTTCTTACCATTTTCTTTAAAATTATAAGTATTTAGAGATACCCCTATTAGTCTTGCTATATCCTCTTGCTTTGCTCCTCTTAAGCATCTATAAGCTTTTAATTTTTTTTCTGTTGTCATAAAGCTCACCCCTTAATAACTATTTTTAAGTAAACTATAAGAATACTATTTATATTTTTATTATAGTCAACATTAAGAATACTTTCAACTGTATTTTATCATTTTTCTGAAAAAATATTCTTATAGTTTACATTAGTTTTAAAAAGTCAACATATGGTTTATAATATAGTATAAATAGAGGGGTGAAAAAGTTGGCAGAAATAAAAGATAGGTTAAAATGTGAAAGATTAAGAAAAGATTTAAATCAAACTGAATTGGCAAAATTTTTAAATGTATCAAAACAAACAGTTTCCAATTGGGAAAATGGTAACAGAATTCCTGATACCCTTACCTTATCTAAGTTAGCTGACTTCTTTAATTGCTCCGTAGATTATATTTTAGGAAGATCTGAAAATAGAAATGGCATAATTTCTAAAGCTAATATAGATGGAAGTAATTACGAATTTGAATTAGATAAGAGTATATTTCCAAATGGCATAACTAGAGAACAAATGATAAATTATATTAAGGAACTAGAAGATAGAAATAAAGAATTAGAAAAAGAAGCTGAGATATCTAGAAAATTAAAAGAAGCTGGCTTCGATTTCAATCCCGATAAATAAAATATTCTAAAAATTAATTATTTAAAATTAAAATACAAATATGCAAAACTAACAAATATATATGTATTCATGATGTTATGTTTATAATTACATGAAATTCGTATATGTTTGTTAGTTTTTTATTTTGTCTAAAAAAGTAAATACTTGTCCTAAAATTCTGTATACAGACAATTACATTTTCAAAATAAATATGTAATAATTTTCACATAAAGTAATTTAATTATATAAACTTGCAAATTTTATTAAAAGATATTAAAATATACTTGAACACATGTTCGATTTGAGAAAGGAGTCTTAATTTATGTTTAATTTTAGTGGGGTATTAAGTATAAAAAAAGAAGGGGAAATAATATATGAAAAAAAAGATACCTTTACACTGAATAGAAAAAAAACTTCTTGTGAAAAATCTTCTAAGGATAAAATACAATTAGTGCAGAAGGTTAATACATAATATAAAGAATATATAATAACTTCAAAATATAGTTGAAAGAAAAGTGTTAAGAAAGATGAGACTAAAGAACTACTTTAGAACAGTATATACACAACTTAATCGTTACAACTTATAAATTAAATAAGATAAAAAAACAAGTGCTGCTCCTTAGAAAATAAAATTACAACAACTTGATCTTTTTCATTTTAAAAATTTTTATAATTTTATAGTTAAATCATTGAATTCTAAAACTGTATTACAATATCATATAGTAATACATAAAATATTAAATAAAAATCATAGACTAAAATATATCTAACCTAATAGAATTATATAAAATAAAACTGGAACATTAAATATTAAAGAAGCTATTCAAACCTTAACACTTTTTAATAACTTTAGAGTATAAATGCTAATTTAGAAAATGCTTTGCTATTAAGCACTAAGGAAATTCTAAAGCCAGAATATTTAAAGAATTAATGAATGTTATTTACTTTTAATTCTTCTACTAACTTTCTAATGATATTTTAAAATAAAAAAGGCTTTGGAAAACTAATCCAAAGCCTTTTAACTTAGTATTTTCAATGGTGCCGAAGGCGGGAGTCGAACCCGCACGAAGTTACCCTCGACGGATTTTGAATCCGTTATTCTTTGTTTTAATTAGACTTAGCACATTTTAATAACTCCCTACAATTAAGTAAAATCAACATGTTGATATAATAGAATATATTTATATAGTTTAACAAGTTTTTTAAGTTTTAATACTCCCACTGACATTCTACTGACATTTTACTGACCGATAAATTAATATAATTAAGATTCCTATATTAATGTAGATTTCCAATTAGCAACTAGGGAGCCTTAATTGGCTCCTATTTAATTGGTGGTGGTAATTTAGTTATACCTGCCCAGTATCCATTTTCATATTTTATATAGTTAAGTGAATGGAACCTTTTTAAATTCATAAGATCTTCTAACTCATATCCAAATTGATTTAATTCATCTTTTAGTTCCATATAATTTACCTTATCTGATCCTGATATAAGTATATATGAGGTATTGGCAGTTCTTAGCTTTTCTCTAATTCTTAATTGGTTTATATACATAGTAGACAATATAAACTTAACTCCAAATTTAGCTGTTTGATCTAGTTTATTTCCTATAAATTGTTCAGAACTCTTTAATTGTGCAATTTCATCTGTAAATACAGTAACAGTCTTTCTTGCATACCTATCTTTTATTTTCCAAGCTCTAGCTTGAGCACACATCCATATTTTAGTTAACCAGTAAGTAGTCATTATATCTCTTTCTTCTGGTGTGCCAAACATATTCTCAGGCATTTTTATAAATATAGCCTGATTTTTCTCCATTTCTTCTAATAAATTAATATTCTCACTACAATCTTTCTTTAACATAAGCTCCATGTAAGTATTAGATTTTAATTTTTGTACTCTATCTATAATACCAGTGATATAACTGGAATGAGTTCCTATTATTTGTGATGGATTATCCTTAGTCCCTTTAGACCACTCATCTAGTTCTCTTAAATATTCCGCATATTCTTCTAAGTTTTCACTTTGATTCTCTGGGATGGTATCTATACATTCCTTTCTAAATTTATGATTTTGCAATATTTTAAATACATCTTTAATAGCTCCATTATTTATAAATGAAACTAAGCTAGCTGCAGTTAAATATCTTTCCATCTTAGGAGTAAAATCACTATTAGAAACATTAATAGAGTTTATTAATGTAATTAATTGACTTGTTTGTTTCTTTGCACTTTCATACTGTATAAACGTATTATCGCTGGCAGAGATCACCTCATTATATCCTAATCCTTGAAGCTTAGTATGGTCATATAGATTAATTTCTAATACCTTATTGGAAGGAATACATGCCTTTATATCATCACTTAAAGAACAATTTTCTATATAATCTAAAACTATAACACATTCTCCTGCATCTATACTATTTCTTGCCATATTTCCCATAAATGAGGTTTTTCCACTTCTAGTTGGTCCCACTACAGTCACTGCTAAGTTTTTATAATCTTTATCTGTAGTCAAATAAGCATTTTGTTTACTTCCTTTATATTCATTTATACCTATCAACTTAGTACCATTTCTTAATTCTTTGGGAACTTCTGTTTCTAATGTATTTATTTTATTTATAACTTTATGCTGTTGGAGTAAATCCCTGCCTGGAAGTTGTAAGAGGTTTTGACATTCTTCTGTACTTAATTTATTTTCTTCTACTCCTGCTATTTTAAAATCTGTAACATAGAAAGTATTCTTTTTAGATATTTTTTTATATATTAACTCATTATCTTCTGATACAGTATTATAAGATTCTGCAACTGCTACAGCATTATTTTCCTGTCTTTTAACATCTTTACTCTCCGATAATATAGCCATTTGTGTATTAAGTACTATAGCATCTTTTTTATTTACAGTATTTCTACTTAATTTTTTCTTATCCTCTAACATTAAACTAGATACAGCTATTTCTGCTAATGTAGGAGCTTCTTTCTTCTTTTCTACTCCAACAAACTCCCCTATGGTATCAAATAGATCTTGTGCTAGATTAACTAATAAAATTATTCCTTCTTCTATAATATATTTAACATTAAACTTTTCTCTATCAATAGGCTTATTTTCTTTAATCTTATCTATTGTATCTTGATATTCCTTTCTCCACCCCCTCTGAACTATGGGTATAAAATTATAAAATATACCTATTCTATCTCCTTCCTGCATTATATCTAGTACATTAAGTATAGAATTTAAGGGTTCATTAGACTTTTTATTTATATTTAAAGAAAGTGCATCTTCTTTAGAATAATTTAATTGATATTTAATAGCTTGCTGTGAGAACTGTTTTACTTGTGTAATTTCTTCTATAGTAACCTTTGGCCATGTTTCTGTAATTTTCTCTTTTATAAGTCCTAAATATCTTTCAGGTACTATAAAATAAAAGTCCACATTATTCTTTTGAATATCTATCATATATGAACATTTTACTGGAGTTTCTATAAAGATTTTCTTTTCTTCTCTGTGAATCCTTTGTGATATGGTCTTATACATATATTGAATAGCCTTAGCTATGTTAGAACTGTTATAGTTTCTTATACTTGTATCTGGTGTTAGTTTAAGTATTTTATATATAGGCTTTTGTATTTTAAAATAATCTTTTAATGACATAGATTTTATTTTACTGAACATAGAGCGGCAACCACCCAATAAATTACTACAGAAAACTTAGTTAATTTTCCACCTTTTTTATAACCACATAGATATGCTAATATTCCACCTATCCCAACAAACATACATATCCAGTATGCATTAGTTGATAAAACATCTAATAACTTATTTCTAAACACAAAAGTGTTTTGTGGTGCATTGTATTGGCCTCTCTCTATAAATTTTTGTATCCATTCCATATATACTCCTCCTTAAAAAATTCCCTTAATTAAATCTAACATCCATGGGAAAATATAAAGTGCTGTAAAAGCTAAAGCATATTTCATCATTATCTTAGCTATGCTTTTTGTATCACCTTGCATTAAACTTTTGATTATATCTATTATGCATCCTACAATACATATCCAATAACCTATTTTTCTAACTATACCTAATATAGTATTTCCTGCTTTATCTATCTTGCCTAAGTCCCCTGCAGCATAAACTATATCTTGAACATAAAAAAGACTTCCTAGAATAAATACTGCTTGCTTTTTTAATCTATTATCTGCATTTATATGTTTTGCAACTAATTCCATGTTTGAATTATATTTAACTCTTTGTTTGTTCTTAAAATCTTCTACTTTAGTGTTAGAATAAATAACACAAATTTTCATATTCCCTCCTGAATAAAAATTAATTATTGGCAGATACTATAAATAAACAAGTAAATCTGAAAGAAGGTTTTAACATGTCTCCACTATTTTGGCTTGGTGCAGGTATGATAATTGCAACACATATAATTGAAAAATTTTAAATGTAAATTAAATATTAATATTTGTATAAATGCACCTTAAATACACAACTTTCCTAATCTGTTTGCATAAGCTAGAAGTGTAGTGTAACGTAACACAAGTAAGCGTAGCACACTTTTAGCGACATGGGATAAGTCTAGCCTTCTGCTAGGCTTTATTTTTATCTCTTTTTAAAGGCTTACAGCTATATTTTTATAGCCATACAACTTCACTTCTCATCATTATTTTTTTAATTCTTCCTCATATAAAATTTTTATTGGTAATGTGCCTTTTAAAATATCTTTAACTACTGCAGCTGGATTGCTAAATTTTAACAATTTGCCATATAGCTGTAATTCATTTAGATCACTTTTCCTAAATTCTAAGACAACTCTTAACCTATCTGCCATCATTGTCACCTCCTGGATACATTGTATTTATACATTTAAATCTTCTAGTACAATTAGGAAATATAACTGTATACAATGTTTAAACTGTATTCTTTGTTGTCTTTTAATATATTCTATGCACCCTTTGTGTAAAAGTTTCCTAATTTTAGTATTTAATTTAATAATTTATTTTTAATCCTATTTTCAGTATTTAAATATATAAAAAAAGCACCTAATCTTCTAGGTACCAAATATCCTCTACCTTTCGATTAAGTGCTTTAGCTATAGTTAATAATGTTTCCGCATTACCTTGAACTTTATTTAATTCTATTGTGTTATAAGTGCTTTTTTTAATTCCAAGCATTTCTGCAAATGCCTTTTGATCCATCAGATATTCTCTCATTCTTATTTCTTTAAGCCGATTTTTAACCACATATACCACCTCATTCCAGTATATGTAATTATTCTTCAAAAGATCTAAATTTCCTTTTTTAGCTTGTATATATCTATTTAGATAATTAGGTATATAACTATTAGCTATATTTTTACTATACATAAATAGATAGTGTAACTAATTATTCGTAAAGCTATATATAATGTTGTTTATGTTATATTTGAATATATAACTATGTTTAAAAGAACACCCAACTAAAAATAAGTAGATAACTTTATAGAAAATAAAATATTGTAAAAATAAAAATAACTTTTGATAATAAAATGGTACTCTTTTTATTATCAAGTTAAAGTAACTTCAATCGATTATGAAATTAAAGAATAGTTTATAATTTTATCCATATAAAACTTATATTAGCATGAAAATTTTGATTAGATTGGAGTGGAATTATGATAGATAATATTATCAATTCTCAACGATATTTAAATATTAACAATAAAAAAAATAATATAGAACAGAATGATCAATCTGAAGATAATAAATTTGAAAAATATCTTTCTGATTATGTACCAAAATATACGGGCGACGAGGGTATGCCAAAAAAATGTGATTATAAAGAAATGACAGTTTTTGAAAAACGTATATTTGATGACTATATGCAAACTGATTTTTTATATGGAGTTTCTTATGAGGATTTCAAAAAAACTCTTTGTGGATTTCCTCCTGTTGATGCTCCAAAATCCATAATAGAAGCTTATCAAAATACTATATCAAAATATCCTGAAAATCAACGTAAAAAAATTATGGGTGAACTTAGTTATTTAGAATTACCAAATGATAATTTAGATATGGGAACTATCATAAGAAATGCTATAGACCATTGTAAATTAGTTGAAATCATAACAGGTCAAAGCCAAAAACATAGGGAAAACTTATATGAAGATTTTTTAAATGAGTTCAACAAAGTTAACACTATAGATGATTCTCATAGAGAAACAACATTGTAAAAATAAATAGTTAATAAAAAGATCCCATTGTTGAATATGAAATGGGATCTTTTTAAATAAGGAAATTTCTAATAATGCTTAACTTATGTAACAACTTTATGTGTGATTAAATTTATTATATCTGGTTATAATAAAAATAGACCAATACATAGCACCAATATATAGAAAATTCCACAACAAAAGAACCCCAATAAATAGGGTTCTTTTCCTTAAGCAAGGAGGTTGCCTAAATTATTGGTAAGCCGTTATATTTAATATTCTATAAATGTTAAAAAAATCCTTTGAATAATAAAAAATAATAATTATAGCATACGCCACAACTACCATATTAAATAATACATATTATGTTATTGTTCAATAGTATCGATTTATAAAATATAATAAATAAGAGAATAATTTTTGACATGAAATAGCCCCTAACATTTTACTTTTATTCCATTAAATTTGAAACATTAAAAAGAAGATCTAAAACTAAACTTTAGATCTTCTTTAGTTATTTTAAACTAAATTCTATATTCTTATCTTTAATTTCTATACAATGAACAGTAATGAGAAAAAAGTAGCATATCAGATATACTACCTTTTCCAATTATTTAGTTACCTCTACTCTAAGTCTTTTACCTTAGATTCTAGTATTTTAAACTCATCTCCATAATTATTAATTGCATATATAGTTATATAATCATGGAAAAATAGCCCCTTTCCACCGTTATAATCTAAAAAATTTATTTTTAAAGTTCCATCAGAGCTTGGCTCATAACTAGATCTGGTTATATTAAAATTATGTCCCCCTGTACATTTAATTCTATATTTAGGTATATGCTTACTTATTTCTCTCATATCTTTAGTAAATGTAATTGAATTACCATAGTAGAGGTCACCGTAATCAGGATCCCGCCAGTGATGTACTTCTAGTTTATGATCTGTATAAAAAGACTTTACATACTGCTCATTTCTAAAAGGATCATCTTTATTATCATCTTTATTATCATCTTTATTATCTGATTCACTTTTAATATTTGATACTTCTGATATTGAAACATCATCGAAGTATACTTTCGTTATAGGGTCCAATTTTTTTAAATGCATTGAAATAGTGCTGTTATTATCAGCACTTTTTATCGGAATATCTATCCTTTGATAACCTTTATTATTCAACTTAACTTCCATATTACTGACAACGGAACTCCAACCGTCAGGGGTGCTATCTGTTAAAATTATTGTACCAGTTGTATTTTTATCTGATTTCATATATAAACTTACATAATATTTTTTGTGATCCTTTATTCTAGTTCCTGAGAGAGTAAGCCTTCCATCGGTAGTATTGTCATTTGGTTCAAAGGTATACTGTTTCTTACCAGTAACACCACCATCAACTATAGATATATTTTTTAATTTATTATCGTTTCCCTCAGCTGAGTATAATTTTTGAGCTAGCTTAATTGTAAAATTCATTTTAGGTTCTAACTTAACATCATATATAGTGTGTACATCTTTAAACTTATCTGTTGTATCATTTATTTGTTTTTGAATTTCTTTAGCAGTATCATTATCTACATATGTCATTACAGCTGATTCAAATATTGGTCTATCATTATAGTATAAAAGTCCTTCTTTTTCTTTTACTTCTTTTGGGAAACTAAGTTTTATTGCCTCTCTTAATGTTATACTAGGTGCATTTCTTAATTCTGGATCATTATAATCTTTTGCAAAAACTCTACGTTCTTTTACTTCATCTCCAGAATCTACAATTATTGATGCGGTTTTATTTTCTATTTGTCCAACTACTCCATTCCAATCACCGCCCATTTCAAATTCTCCATCAAAATTTACTCTACCAAATTTTCCATCAGTTTGGGTTGTTTCTACTTTTACAGTATCTCCTTCACTAATTGCTTTTGTTTGATCTGAATTTAGTTTAATACCTGCATTAGAATTAAAATCATCCATACTATTTAATAAAATTGGACTTAATTCCTTTTTAGGATAGCTCTCTCCTGAAGGTATTTGTAGTGCTGTAGAATTTGATTTAGCAGTAATTGTAGCAAAAGCTTTTCCATCAAGTATAAAATTTGTTGTAGGTTTTACATCATAAATAGCTCCTGTTCCTACATTATTATATCTTACGTTAGCATTAAAAAAAGACTTTTCTGCGCCATTAAATGATGTGATGTCACTATCACTATGTCCCCAGTCTGAACCAACAGTTTCTGAGTGTGAATAATTTCCGCTAGCTCCAAAGGAGAAACCTTCACTCATACTAAATCCTGCATGTACTTCTGCACCTTCAGTATTAGTGTATGTCCAATTATTTGATGAATGTGATTCATGCTGATTTGACATATTTTCATTTAATGATAAGTACATATTTTCCATACTGACATTTACACTTGGATATGCTGCAACTAATGGATTAAATGTAGAAGGATCATTTGATTTATCAATATCTTTTGCTGCCTTTTCAAAGTCTGTATAAGGATCACCAACTGTATGAGCATCAAATGGATTAGAGGTAAATTTTTTATATCCTTCTTTTGCAAATGAATCTTCCCATTTGACTGCTTTTCTATTTTTAACTGTATAGCCATTTATCTCCCACTTATCTGGAATACTATCTCCATCTGTATCTCCATCATCATCTTCTAAACTGATATTATTAGGTTTAGTTGCCTTAAATAAGTTAGATTTTAAAGAACGTGGTAATAGGTGTTTTTTCTCTTGTTTATCATACTCAGGATTATTTAATTCAGATTGTTCTACTTTTATACTTTTACCATTTTTATCAACTTTCTCTAGAACCATATTAGTTAGTATTTTATCATCAAACTTAATTCCCTTTTTATTTTGGTATTCAATTTTTATTTCTACAAGTTGTCCTTTTTTTAAATGTATAGTTTCTTTCTTTTCACCTTTATTGGAAATAATTTTCCCATTTACTTCAATAATAGCATTTTTATCATCAGATATTTTTAATTTATAGTCTCCTGTTGTATTACTTTTTAAGTATCCAAACCATTTAATTGATTTATAGCTACTATTATTTTTAGTTAATAACCCTTTATCCTCTGAAGTTATATCAAATATTAATTTACCATTCCTAGTAGGTGCGTAAAGTGTTGGGTTTTTAAAATCAGAATCGCTAAAATAATATCCAAGTAATCCTGATCTATCTACTTTTTGATTTGTTTTTTGATTTATCTTAGATGTTACTTGAGTTGGTTTTTCTTTTGCTTTTACATTATAATTACTTACGCTAAACGTAGAACTTACTATAACTGTACAAGCTACAAGCAATGCTATTTTTTTATTCATAATCTCTCCCCCTTAAATCACTTTTTCAATAAGGTAGCATCTACTATATACTTTTCTTTTCCTTTTATTATTGCCTTACTTATTTTATTTATATGGTATTTACTTCCTTTATTTAAAAGTATTTCTTTTTCAGATCCAAAACCACCTAAAGCACTCACATAAGCACCTGTAGATCCTTTTGATACCTGAAGTCTTAATATTATCTTTCTAGAACTAAATGCGGATAGTGCTTCACTTGATAAACTAGTACTCATGTATCCTTTTTCCAATTTATCTTTATTTAAAAAATCTTCTTCAAATTTTTTAAACTCGGGTATTTTTCCTATTTCATACCCAAATTCAGCAGCACCACACCATCTATATACTGTTACATTTTCAGGAATTGGTCTTTTCTCTAATGATTCAGTTATTTTTTCTATTCTATCTTTTATTCTTGATTCTTCCATAGTTGATCCTGATACTGGTTTACTGTCATTTCTTAAATAAGCATTTATATCTTTATATTCTCTTCTTATATAACCATCTAATGCTTCTCTTTCTTCAACTGATAAATCATTTGCCCATTCCTTATAATTTTGTTTTCCCCATCTATCAGCTAATCCATTTAAGTCATTCTTAAAATCAAAACTTTCTTGTAATTCTCCATTTACAATTACATAATCACGACCCTTTAAAGTACTCTCATAAACTGAGTCTACCTTGATTACGTAATCATTGCTAACTAACATTTTGTATTCTTCACCATCTAAAATTACTCCAGCTTTTGTTGGATGAGCTTTACCTTTACTGCTTGGTACTGTTACTTTTAATATGATTCTTTTATCAGGGTCTAACTTTTGTTCACTAACATTTGTTTCAAAATAACTATCAAGTTTAAGATAATTATCTTTCTCTTTATCATGTAAAAATTGTTCCCTAAATTTTTTCAGTTCATCTCTATTAACATCATTACCACTAAATAGCTTACCATTAAATCCAATACTATTAGCATCTACATTTTTATATGTTACAACAGAATCTGATAAGTTAGCTTTTTCTAAGGATCTGTCAATATCTTTTAATATTTCCTTTTCTGAATCAAATTCTCCAGCCATAGAATAGGTAATTTTATTATAATCTGTTTTTATAGAATCCTTGTCTTTTATATATTTACCTATATTTTCTTTCTGACTACTTGTTAACTTCCATTCTTTTTCTTTTTCTTTTCCCCATTCTTTTGCCTTTTCTTTATCCTTTTCTTTAAAATCAACTACATCATCTCTTGCAATTAACAAACTTTGTGATACTGAGACTTTAGAATTTTTAGCTAGAACAGTTTGAGCACTTCCTATATTAGAAAACATAACTGTAGCCAATAAAACTGCTGAAATTATTTTTTTTCTATTTATTATTTTCACCTCCTTAAATATTTTTTAATAATTATGATTTTTTACATAGACAATTATACATTTCTTATTCTTCTAAGTAAAGTTTCACCATGAATAGCATAAAATGTAACAATATTAGATATATTTATTTAAATTTCGAACTATTAATTAATTTTTCAATCATATTTTTATACAATTTTATATAAAATTTCGTATCTTTTGATAAGCAAAAAAAGTTTTTCTAATAAAAAATTATAATTGTAAGGATTATTTAAGGTTGTTGTTATTTAAAATTAAGGTTGTTTTCAAAACAAGATAATAGAAAGGAGATTTCATGAAAAAATTTATTTTCTATCTATATGTAATATATTTTTTATGTAATTTTTTTGTTTTTAGTTAAATTATAAATGCTGTTATTTAAATTTTATTGTAAACTTTTAAGTTATATTAACAAATAAACTAAATTTTATATATTTAAAATTTAATATGTATCTAAACTTTAATTTCTTATTTTGTAATTTAAATCATATAATATTTTTATCCATAAAAAATACTTCCTCTATAGGAACAGTTTATTATTCTAACTGTCTACTATAAAGGAAGTATATCAATAATACTCTTATCTAGTTATTCTTAAACATATTAATTTTAAAATTTTTATGAATGTTTAAACAAAACTTTTTACAAACTCAATCCCCATGCATTGCATGGGATTTTATCTGTTAATAGTTAAAGCTAACATACTGTTTAGCCACGTAACCTTCTAGTGAGCCATATCTTACGTACAACCATTCTTGACCATCAGCGTATGCTGCTTCATTATTATACTCTACTAAAGTACCTTTATATAATAAAGTTAAAATTGTACCATTTGAACCTGGCTTAGATCTTAATCTTACACCATCACCAGTAATCATAACATATCCTGTTGATCTTGCAGCTCTTGTTAAGATTTGTTTTTTCTCAACAGTAGGAGCTTTTGATTTTTCAGCAGCAAATGCTGGAGCAGTTGAACCAACCATTGTTGCTGCAACTAACATAGTTGCTATTAATGCTTTTTTCATTTTGTTTTACCCCCATATTCTATAAAATGATTTGATAATAAAATATATTGTGTAATTTTTTGTTCTTATGGAAATATAATACACTATTTACAATAATTTAGCAATTACTTGTCGCGATTTAAATTTATAATTTTAAATTTAGAATTACTTCATTTTTAAAGCTGGGTATCGTATTTTTACTTTTAAACCTAGGCTTATGAAAGAAAGTGAACGTAGTTTATTATACATATAGAAGCTTTTTCGATAGAATTTATTTGTAATGATATTTTATTTGGAGTGCAGAAGGTATAATAAGTTTTTAGAGGTAGAAACTAAAATAGTATGAAAAACCAACATTTTTTATATAATATATTTTTATGGATTAAATTTTTTATACCTTGGTTATAATAAAAATGACTAAAACATAGCACCAATCTATATATAAAAAATCCATACAAATAAAAGAACCCTAACAAAAGGGTTCTTTTGTTTAAATAAGGATGTTTGTATTTAAACTATTAGGAAGCATTGTATTTAATATTCTATAAATGTTAAAAAATTCCTTTGAATAATAAAAAAATAATCTTTTTTCTTTTATTTAGTAATCGTTATTAAAATCAATTATTATATGGTATGGTATAACCACAATTGCGACACGCCATATACACTAGTTTGCCATGGAAATCATGAAATGGCTTAAAATCATGACCTAAATAATCGCAACATTTATGATTTTCTCCTCGCCCAACCGTAGCACCACATCTTGGGCAACTTTCTGCTGCATAAGCACTAGATACATTTACCCCAAGTATCAATGCTGTTAAAAGACCAATTACAATTTTTTTCATTTAGTCATCCCCCTTTATATTATTTTATCTGTTAAATCATTTTAACTTAACAGATTCTTATTATATAATTTCTACATTTATATAGTTTTTCCTTTATAATTTTTACCAAAAATTCAGACATTTTACATTGTTTTTCAATAAAATAATACAAAAGTGGTACTATCAAAACACAACACCAATATATAAAATTCCATACAAAAAGAACCCTATTTATTGGGGTTCTTTTCTTTAAGCAAGGAGGTTGCCTAAATTATTGGTAAGCCGTTATATCTAATATTCTACAAATGTTAAAAAATTCCTTTAAACAATAAAAAAAAGGTACTCCCATTATAGAAGTACCTTTAAAAACTCCATTAAATAGAGTTCTTTTTATTTAATAGCTTGTCTTTTTATTAAGTAAAAAATAAATTTAATAATAAAAGGTATAGTTTTTATATTATAAGTACATACTTTAAATAAACAATTTTTATGTAAAGGAGGTATTTATAATATAATGTACCTTTTAGTATTAATTATTATCGTAGCAATAATTTTTAAAAAATAATACTATTCTTTTGATATATTATTGCAGTGTATTGTTCTTTTTTATTTCAGCAAATATTTATAATCCTTTTAAAATTATTTCACATCAAATTTTATATCTTTATCAAATTATTTTATATTGATATAATAACCACTTTGAAGTGGTTATATACATAATTGCTTTATAAATTTTATCAAATTGTTTTACATTGTATTTATATTTTAGCCTTATTACATTATTTTATTCAAGTTTTTTATTAAATTATTTTATATTGTATTTAAAAATAATTTGTGCAAAGTGACTATATTCTCTATATTAAATATTATAATCTTTATAGGGTTCAATTTATTAAAAATAATTACCTCCATATACATTTAATATTATTTCAATATATAGATTCCATTTGAAAAACAATTTAATTTTATATTTTTAAAACCTTTTTCTAAAATCTCCTCTTTGACAGAATAAGCTTTATCGGTATTTTTAGTTAAAATTATTAAATTCTTCTTATTTGTATTAACAATAAAAATATTATATCCAAAACATATATTCAAAACAGGATTTATATACAACATATTACTTTTACAATATAAGTAACACAGTAATATCTGTATTAATATCCCCGTAACTAAAATGTTTATATCATAATCTTTTAGGTTAACAAAATCTGTGGTTATAAACGATACTATATAAGCTAAGACATAGTCAACAACTTTATCATTTCCATCAGAAACACCTATTATTCTTATTGTTTCTGTATAATCGTTAGATACCTTTAACGCAAATATTAATATAATAGTAGGAACTATTATTAAAATTACTAAAACATATAAGATCATATCATTAATATTTATATTTGCTAATTTTCTTAATTTTATTATAGAATCCATTATATCCGTAATACCATAATTTAAAGTTATTATTAAAATATACAATGGTGAGTATGACGATAAAAACATTATTACTTTACCTATTTTGTTCACATACTCACCTCCTAATTCTTAAATACTATATTTTAGTTTTTTTATCTGCTACAAAATTTTCCTCTGATATTTTTGAAGTTAAATAATCATTTTGTATCAAATGAATTAATTCCGAAGTATCATTAGCTACAATCTTATCATTCTCTATAATCATATCTAATTTTGCTTCACTTATGACTAATTTTATTCTTTCCATATCATTTTTCATTTTATCATTAAACCATATAATGTTTTTAGCAGTTATTTTTGAAATTTTCTTTTTGATAGTAACTTTTTCACAATCCTTCTCCATTAAATCTATATTCTTAATTAAATCCAAGCTTCTAATCTTATCTATATTCTCATTAGCTTTTTTAGTGTATTCATCTTTATAGTCAAAAATCTGCTCAAAATAGTGCTGGGTAAATATGGCTACATAATCTTCATAAACAACACAGTCAAATTTATCGTCAATAGATAATATGTCCTTATCTAATTTTTTAAGTCTTCCATCATTAAAAAATATTTTTAATTTTCGTTTTAAATAATTACTTGATGAAAATCGTTTAAAAAATATAACTTTATGTTGCTCTTTTTTTAAAACAAGCACATATGCTTTACTGTCTTTTGTTTCTTTAATAGAGTTAATTTTATTTATCACTTCTATATTATTAAATTCATCTATTATTTTATGCAAATTTCCTACATCTGAAACACCAATACTAGGAACTTTATCATCCAATTTAACTATTGGATCATACTCTTCTACAGTTTTTTCAGCAGTAATATAAATAAATCTTTCAATTAAACTACTAATTAAATCTTTTTTTAATTCATCAGTTAAAAGTACTTTTTTAAGTTTATATTCTTTTGACATAAACAAGCAATCTAAATCAAAGTTGTCTCTCTCTCCTAATAATGTTCTTATCTTTATTAAATTAAACATATTTCCTCCTTATACTGATTATTGTATTGTACTTCATTACTTATACCAGTATAATAGAGGTATAAGTAATGAAATATGGTTGATTTTTAGAAACCACTTTGACGCCAATCAGCAGTGGTTTCTTTTTTTATATATTAAATGTTAATATTTTCATCTTTTGTATGTTATTCTACAAATTATTATAAATTCCTTCAAAAAATAAAAAAATAGGTAACTATAGTATAAAACTATAGTTACCTTTAAAAATTTAATATCTTATATATTTACCATAAACATATCCACCATGTGGAGGATAATAAATATGTATCCAATCTCCTTCTTTTCTATATAATTGTACCTTTGCACCATTAGATAAAGCACCTAATATTCTACTAGATGTAGACTTACTTTCTCTTACATTTACACCGCTTGGTGTATTTATTGTACCTGTTTTACCATCTAAATTAATCCAACTATTATTGTTGTTATCTGTTGGTTTGCTTGGTGTTACATTTGAAGATGTACCTAAAACACCATTTACTATTGCTTTAGCAATTCCATTCATTCCATATTTATTAAGTATAGCTACATCTCCAGAACTATCTATAAAACATAGTTCTATATAAATTGTTTTGGCTTTAGTTCTTTTAGTTAGTGCTAAAGGCTGGTCTTTAATTCCTCTATTTCTAAATCCTAAATTATTTAATTGCTTTAATACTCTATCCGCTTCTACTAAATATTTGCCACTATAAGTATATACTTCTGATCCATAACCACCTACTGTAGTATTAAAATGTATGCAAATATTTAAATCTGCATTTACTGAATTACATAAGGCTACTTGTTTATTTAAACTTTCTTGTAATGTTGATGCATAATCTACTCTACATATATTGGTTTTATGCCCTCTACCTCTTAATTCTTTATCTATTTCACTTACCACTTGTCTTGTTAATACTTCTTCTTTTAATCCATTAATTCCTCTAGTTCCTATGTCTCCACCACTTAATGTATGTCCTGGATTTAAATTAAATAACATAATTAAAATTACCTCCTCTAAATTTAATAAAAAAAGAACAGGCATTAATCCTGCTCTTTACTTTCCTTAACTGCCTGTCTAGCACTAGACTGACCAAAATAAAATCCTATTATTAATGTAAATACAGAAAGAAATTCTGTACTTGATATATTAGTTTTTAATGCTAAAATATAAAATACTATAGTAGTCAATAATGCTATTATCTTTTTTATCTGTAAGAATTGTTTTAGAAACTCCATAGTTTAGTCCTCCTTTTCTAATCCATCAATTCTATGATGAGCACTCTTAGTACTTTCTTCTACTTTAATTAATCTAGTATTTACATCTTCTATTTTTCTATCTGCTGCCTTTAAATCTAATCTTATATCATCTACACCTTTTGAAATATAATCTAATTTTAAAGCAGTTATCCCTTCATTTTTTCCTTCTTCTTTATTATCCTTTTCTTTAAGTCTTTTATATCCTAAATAGCTTAATGTAGCACCTAAAATAGTGTACAGTATTGATATTTCAATATTCATACGTCACCTCTCTTAATAAAAATAGGCAAAATAAAAAGACCTGATATGGTCCCTACTTTGCCTTTATAAACTATTTAATTATGTGTCGCTTTATGTATCAAAAGCGACGTAAAATTAAATTTGCGTCGCTTTATTAAGAATACTGTGATACAACTATTTTTTTAAAAACTTAGATATAAAGCTCCTTATTTTTTTTACGTATCCATTCTTTACAATTGTCTAAAAACTCAAATCGGTCATATCTATAGCTTACATGAATCAAGTCTACATACTCCATAGTACCAACTTTATAAACGTTTATATTTCCTAATCCATCAGCTTCAAAAAAGTAATTATCTAAATTTACGCTATCTTCATAAAACATTATTCTTCACCTTCCTTGTTTTTAATATTGATTTGCTTTACTTTTCTGTTTGGTGAACTCCTAAAAATATTTAATTTTTCACTATTGCGTAACAGCTTTTTCTATAGTATCTTCTACGTTTAATTCTTGATTTCCTGCATCTTCTTTTTCAGCTGGGTTAACTCTAGCCATTAACTCGCTATACTGTTCCATATCAATCTGGTTAAAAGTATAGAATACATTTAGTTTATTATTCATATCTTCCTTTTCGTAGTAATTATTATCAATTAAATTTTTTAATAAATCATACAATATCATATTATTTACCTTCCTTTTCATTTAAATTTTTATTATTTAATACTTCTTTATATTTTAAATCAACCACTTCAGCTTGTGTTTTTAGCAGTTCACTTTTCAATTTCTCTTCTTCTGTTTCTATATGTTCTTTATATTTGTCTATAACTATTTTTTTAGTTTCCACATCAACATGATAAATATCTGCATTATCTAACACTGTACTTCCATATTCCAAATCTATATAATCTATTTCTTTAGGTCGTAAATCATTAACTTCTTCTTGTGTTAACCCAGAATCGTAACGCTCTTCTAAACAATCATTTAAGACTATACCAGTAGCTTTATTAAAAATAATTCTTTCTCCTATTTGCATTAATACACCTCCCTATTCGAAAGCCCAATATTTCAACGTTATATCTGTATTTCTATCACTTATTACAATGTTAAACCCATTACTTACAATTTTAGTTTCAGAATAATCAAAACCACAAGAATCATGACTAAATACTTCTGCATGAGCACCATATACAGCTCTACCATAGCGTTCATATATATCTTTTGTGCTAGATTTTATACTGTAGAATGCCGTGTCATCTCCTCTAACATCTAAATAGTGACCTGTTACTATTACTTTTGATGGTGTAAAAGATAGCCCCCTTATCTGTACCACTAGCTGTGTTGTTCCTGTTTCTGCAATCGTACGTGTACCAGTAGCAAATCTTTTACCAGTATTAATATTAGCAACTTTATTTATTAAATTATTTAAAGATTCATTACCATTTGATGGTTGTTGTTTTGAAGTTAAATTACTTGCAAAAGTATTTTTTAAATTTTGTATTTTATTACTTTGTTGTTGAAAAGTATCACTAGCCAATAATGGATTTCCAACAACGCTAGATATTAGATTTTTACCATTATTGGCATTTTGAAAAAGCTCATTTACAGCACTTACTAAATTAGTTTTATTTGAAGTTTTTAAATTTATTAAATCACCTTGTTTTGTCGTAATATCAACCAATCGCGAAGTTGTAGATTGCTCTAACTTATCTATATTATCCTGTACTGTATCTATAGAATCTTTATTTTTATTAATTAAATTTAATAGATTACCTGCTACATCTCCGCTTAGTATTCCTTTAATTCCATCAAACCATATCTTAAAATCTGTTTCTAACTTTTTTCTTATGTTTTGTAATTCTTCTTCTGTTTTCCCTGTTATATTTTTATACCATTCTAAATACTGATTAAATATTGTTGTTGTATCAACCTGATCTACTATACCATGTACTATTCCACACACTTCTTTATTAAGTCTTAAGTCTGTTATATCAACTTGCGTTACACTTATAGATCCAGCATTAACTTTTATATCTGCTAATCCTAATTCATACATATCAGCATCTCTGGTCAATTGTGGTGCTTTAGGTTCACTAGCAAACTCACCTTTTTTTATCTTTGCTCTTATTTCTCTTTCAACAACATCATATCGCAATACTATCTTATCTATTCTATGCAATACCCCATCTGCAACATCTATAGGTAAAATTAAATCATCTGTGTTTTCATACTTATAGCCATTAATCCAACCCTTACCTGGCTTAACTATTACCTGCATTCTATCCGTTCCTATTACCTGTAAATTTGTAGATGGGTTAGGAAACACACCATTTCCAATAAAACTAGCAAAATACTCTGCATAATTTTCTGCCTTATATATCCTATCCCATGTATCACCCACTTTCATAGCATTAAAAAACCCTGACTTTTCCATTATCTCACTTCCTTTTTAGATACTTTCTTTATTCTATCTATAATAGTAGGAATGCTATCTCCAAATATACATTCTAAATTGAAACCATTCATTTCATATATCTCTTTAATCTCTGCAACCTTGCTATTAAGTATTATACCCCATTTTTTATCTTGTACAGTAACAATATCTCCCAAATCCCAATCTTCTCCATAAATAAAAGCTCCATAAGGGATTACTTGTGCTTCAAATGTTTCCACTATCTTATATTCTTGTAATCTTTGTTTACCCATAGTTGTAAGTTCTGTAATATTATCCGCCTGGCTACAATCTATAAAAGTTTCTTTCCTGTACCAACCTTTAATATTTCCCACTTGTTGTATTAATCTTTTTTCATCTTCGCCTTTTCCTCCAACATAAACCACATTTTTATAACTTAACAAACTTTTTAGGAAATGCTTATTTCTAATATTTTCAAAATCCATACTGAAAATCACTGGAGGATTTTCTTCCTGGTCTGCAGTAAGATCCCTTCCTTCTATAACATCAAATATAAAATTATTATTAGATGTGTCTAATGTTATGTCCCAACCTAAATTACTATATTCAGTTATCTCCTGTATCTTATCTGCTAAGTTTTCATAACGAGTACGCCAAGCATCTTGTTTTCCTCTTTGTTTATCTTTAGCAATAACTAAATTAGGAATAATTCTATCTTTATCTACTGGATTGACAGCGTTATTATCTACAAATCTTTTTATTATAGTCTCTTGTGCGCCTGTTGCATTGTCGTATCCTTGTCCTATAGGTGGTACTGTTGTTCTGTCTTTAATTTTCCCCTTTAAAGTAGCTCCTTTAATAACTAACTGTTCTTTACCATCTTCACTCGTAGATTTATCCATAAACTCTATAATTCCTACTTTATTAAAATAAGCTCCTAAAAGGATTAGGTTATCCTCCTGGAGCTTATCTACATTATTTTTTTCTAAATTTATGTGAAGCTCAAATTCTCCTACTCGGCTAAATCTTCTTATAAATATAAGAGATTCATAGTCATCTATTTCACCTAGTAAGTTAAAATCTTTATCTATAATTCTAATTGGTACCTTATTCATAAACTACACTCCTATATAAAGTGGCTTATAGTATAAAGCCATTTCTAAGTTATCCAATCCTTTTTCTGCATCATATCTTAATAAATTATCTCCAACTTTTAGCTGTAAAAATTCACTTGCTAAATCTATATAATTAAATACATTTATTTTAGTTCCATTGCTTTTTATCATTTCTACTCTTTTATTACCAAAAGATGTATTTATAACTAACTTATCTCCAGCTTGCAATGTCCTTTTAACTTTAATATATTTCCTGGTATATACATCAAATAAAGAAGGATTAACTACAGTGGCTAATGCTCTAAATTCAATCCTCATTCCACATTCTACATCCCCTTTATTCTTAGCATTGACTATTAAATTACTTATTCTATGTCCCATAATGATTCCTGTTTCTTCTGGGATTATTAAAGGAAAATGAAAATCTCCTACCCAAAGAGCTATTTCTTCTTTTTCTTCTATTAAATCCATCCATAAAGGATTAGGGCAATAAAATTGTATTAGAAACTCCTGCATATCATCTATTTGTTCTCTAAATGTTGGTGAACTATCTACAATACAATTTATAACATGCTCACTAGCATTATTGATATAAGTAAGAGTACCATTTATCTTAGGATTAAATATACTACAAAGCTTTTGCCTCTTTCTATACATATCTTCTACAGTATCTCCTACTATAGCTCCTTCTATTGGTAAAATTCTCTCATCTAAAAAAGTTCCATGGTGTGTCTTACCATCCTGTCCAGGAGATTTACTTGTCAATATTGTTGTTTTAGGGCTTCCTAGCTCAATTTTAGTTAAAATAAAAGGAGCAGAGTTACCTAATTCTATACTCTGTCCCCTTTCATTTTTAAATATAATTTTTTGCAACTTCTACTCCTCCTTAAGATGTACTAAAGTTTAAATTCCTTATCATTACTTCATTCTTTCTCATTATTTCACTTGGAGATAATTCTTTAGGGCTATTAAAAGTAAAACTATTGTGATTTACTATACTTTTTCTATTATCAATAGTGCTTGAAGTTACATTACTAGAATACTGTTTAATTGAATTTATCGCGGAAGATTGAGCAGCCATTGAATTTAAAGCTGAATTTCTAGCAACCTCAAAACTTTCCTGTATACTAGCTATCATGTCCTTAAGTTCCTCTATTTTAGGCTTAAAGCCCTCTACAAGTTTTTCTCCAAGACTTTGTCCCGCTTGTTGATAAGCTTCCTCATAAGAATGTAACAATTCAATAATTTCCTTTTGATTGTTGTCCATTATAATTCTTTCGGCTTCAGCCTGGAGTGCTGCATCATTAGTTTTTTTAGCACAGAAACTTCTATAATCCTCAAGTTGTTTTTCTAAACTTTGTCTATTGCTTTCATATATAGAATTAATATTTTTTAATTCATTTTCTTTTTCTTCCTGTAGTTGCTCTTTTTGCTTTTCTAGTTGTTCTTTATGAATCCTTTTTTCTCTCTCTTTAAGAAGATTATTAAGTTCCTTCTGGATTTCAATTTTGTTAAATTCATTATGTTCATATTCTAATGCTGTCTCAAGCTGATTTATTTTTTTTAGTTCTTCTGCATTCTTATCAGCTTTATCTTCTTCTACAAGTTGTTTATCTATCGCTTCAATCTTAGCATCATAAAAGCTCTCTATTCTTTTTATAGATTCATCTTTCCATCTATCTAAATTTTTAAGCTCATTATTTATGTGATCTTCTTGTGCCTTTAGTTCATCTTCATATCGTTGCTTTAATGCTGACTTAATTCTATCAACCATATTATTAATACTATCAGATACTTTTTTATCTGCTTCTTTTTGAGCATCTATAATCTTTTGTTTTGCATCATCAACTGCGTTGCTCATGTTAATTAGTTCAGTTTTAGCCTCTTCAAGGGCTTTCTTAGCTTTTACAGTTTCCTCTGCTGTATATCCAAAAGTTTTTGCTAATTCTTCATATCTATTTTTAAGAACCTCTATCTTTTGTCCCTGAAGAATAACTATTGCTTGATGGTTTAATAAATTTTTATTTAAATCTTTAGTATCAATACCTAACCTTTTTATAGCCTCATTGAATTCATTCAATATATTATTAAATGAATTCTCTTGTACTTTAAGAGATTTTTTAACTTCTTTTTCTCTCTTGTCTAGTAATTTCATACCATCATCATAATATTCTTTAAGCGCCCTTTTTGAACGCTCTAAGCTGTCAACTTGTGCTTTCTGATTAGCTTTAGTAGTATTCAAAACTTGTTTCTGATACTGTCTTAAAGCAGCTATCTGATTAGCATAATTAGCCTTGGCATTTTTATCTTTAGTATTCTTTTGCAACTTTTGATAATAGGCTATTTGTGAATCTATTCTTGCCTTTTCTGTTTGTAATTCTATAGAATTTTCATTCTTAAGAATTCTTAGCCTATCTTCTATACTCTTAGATCTATTATCATAGTCTTCTTTTAGATATTCCTTACTCTTTTCAATTTCTTCTTTATTTAACTGATCTATAAACTCCAAATACTTCTGATATTCCTTTTTACTATTAGCTCCCCAATTTAGCTGCCTTGCTAATCTATCTTTCATTACACTTTCTGATACACCAACTCGAGGATTAACAGCTACACTTTCTTTAGCCTCCGACATGGCTTCTTTTGCAATATTTTCAGGATTATTATTAGCCTTATTATCTCCTAACAATGATGTTAATATCTTTTTAGATTCTCGATTATTAAATACTTTTTCTCCACCGTTAAATAATCTATACTGTCTAGATGCTACTATTTCAAATCCATCTTCAGCGACCTCATGTAGTCCAGGGCTTGCATAATCAGTACCAGTAGCATAACCTTTAGGATTTCCAACTTGCTTTTTAGACAATCTTTCTTTCATAGAGTTTGATTGTGTATTATTGAATATCTTAGTCCCCTGAGGCAAATCTACTAGTTTAGGTCCTTTACCTGGTAATTGTATTAATTCGCTGCCATCTTCATCAACCCAAGTTAAACCACCTTCAAAATAGCTTGTTCCTGTCCATTTTTGTGGCACATTGGGAACAAAAGGCTGATTTGGATGAATAACTTGTTGAACTACACTAGCAATAAAAGGATGTTTGCTTAGCCAGCTTTGTGCATTAGAATGTGCATCATGTATCCAATCAAAAAGATTATAATTTGTCTTAGCTTGTACTTCTATAGCATTATTCCATATAGCTTGTTTCTTACTATCATAACCGCTTACAATAGGTTGAAACTTGGCCCCGTTTTTTAAATCTTTATCTATATCTTCTCTTGCTTTAATAGGATTACCATATATTTGTCCAGTACTTACATCCCAAGCACCAACTATTTGCCCAGTGGCTTTATCTACTTCTACATAACAATTATGCATTTGGCCTGTTACATTATCTTTGATTTGATAATATCCAGTCTTTGTTATGTTAAGCATACCATTCATTTTTGATGCGTAAGTATTCAACTCTATCTGCTTTTGTTGTTCCTCTTTAGTTAAGAGTGTTCCATGTTGCATATCTATATAGTTTATTAGTTGTGGATATTTTTCTATTGCTGCGTCTAAATATCCTTGATACTTTTCATTTTCTACACCTATTTCTTTTTCTTTTGCACCTTCTAATTGTTTTATTTTATCCTCAATTAACTTTTGTGTTTCCTTATCAGCATCCTTAGAATACAATTTTAAATATTCTATTTGCTTATCATAATTTTCTTTTGTTTTCTTTATTTCTTCATCTCTAGCTTTTGCCTTTGATTCCATCAACTTAGATACTCCTTCCATATCTAAGTTTTTCATTCTAGAGTTAAAATCAGCTTGAGCTGCCAAAAGTTCTTCTTTAGATTTAACAGTGTTTTTCATTTCAATTGACCCAATTTGCTGGGTTAATTTTTCAACTTCTTTTAGGGTCTTCTGTCTAACATCTCCAGTTTCTTTACTAGCTCTTTTTTCTAAATCTAATATTTTTTTCTTTGTATCTTGAATCTTTTTTATTTGATCATTTCCACTTTTATTAAGAGAATCTAATATTTTTTTCTCATTTGCATCTAATCCATCAGCCTTAAAGCTATCCTCCAAAACTTTTTTTATTTCAGGTTGCTTAGATTTTATTTTATTAATAGCACTGTTACATATATCATCCAGTTTAGCATTAAGGTTTCTTCCAGTTTCAGCATCTGCTAATTTATCTAGTTTAGCAGCTCCTTCTACTTCAATATTATAATTAGCTATTTTATTAGCTATGCCATCTAAAGCTTTTTGAGTTTCTGGACTTACCTTTTTACTCCACTCCCTATGTTTTACATTCATTTCTTCTAATTGTTTATTGGTGCGAATAACATGTCCATTTAGTCCCGCCATTGCAGTTTCCATAGTTCCCATATCTTCAGCACTTTTTATACAACTGTCATTTAAATATTGTGTATTTTTATGTGCTAAATATATAGCTCCTCCAACTGCTATAATTCCTGCCGCTACTGGTAATGCTATACTACCAACTGCTCCAAGTCCTCCTGCAAATAAGCCAAGTCCTCCTGAACCTCCAGCAACTTTTGCAGCTGTACCTACACCTTCAACTGCGGTAGCTACGGTCGAAGCCTCTTTAAATATTCCGAAAAATACTCCTACTTTTTTTCCTGTTTTAAGTAGAGTACCTACACCTTTAACGGCACCACCTAATCCACTTATAAATGGTCCTAATGCCGCACTAGCAAGTCCTGTCTTAATTATGAATTCTTGTGTAGCAGGACTTAATTTATTCATCCAATCTGCAAATTGCGATATTAGATTTATACCTTTTTCTACAATTGGGAGTGCCTTTATGCCTAATTCCATAAGAGAATTTTTAGCTTTATTCATAGCCTTAACAAATTTAGTTTCTGTAGATTCTTCCATCTTATTATATGCATCTTCTAAAGCAGTAGTATTAGTTTGCATTTCTTGCATAGATGCATTATATTTTGCTATCCCATTTTCACTAGTTAACATTAAAATACTGTTTAATCCTTCTACTGAACCAAACATAGTAGCCATAGCACTTACTGGCGAATCTGCTGCTTGTGCCATTCTCTCCAAATCTTTACTTGCATTTTTTTGTACTTTACTTAATTCCTTATATTCTTTAGTACCTTTCTTTCCTGCATTTTCTAGCTCAAGCATTTTATGAGCATTATTGCTCATGCTTTGACTTAATTTATCAAATTCAGGACTCGCATTAGATAATCCTTTCTTTACATCTTGCAAAAATCCCATCCAGCCCTTACTCTGTAGAGCTGAAACAGAAAAGTCTATACCTAATTGTTCTGCCGCTTCCCCTGCTTCTTTTGAAGGCTTTATTATATTAGACATAGCTGCCTTAAGTGCTGTAACTGATTCTGCAGTAGCAAGACCTTGTGCAGTTGTACTTGCTAAACTAGAAAACAGTTCCTCTGTTTTAATTCCAAGTGAAGCAGCTATTGGAGTTACTTTACCTACTGCACTTGCAAGCTCACCAAAAGTTGTTTTCATCAGTTATATATAGGCTCTTTATCCTATACTCTCCTAGTTTACTAAGAGTGTCGGACTATCTCTTTACCCTCATCTTTATATGTTAGGGTAGTGGATTTCGTGGATATTTCTGCATATAAAAAAGGCACTCTATTGAGCACCTTAATTACTTAGCCTACTTTATCTAGTCTCTACGCCTTTCTAATGATTTCTCATTAGCTTGGCTCGGGATTAGCATATAAATTTTAATTTCATTATTCGGAATACCTAATTTTCTTATTCTATGTCTTAGAACATATATGGAAATATTGTATTTACTACTTATTTCCTTAAGTGTTAGTCCTTCAATAATTACAGCATCTTTTCTTAATTTATAACGCCTAACCAATTTATCTATGGTTATTTCTTGTTTTGAATTTAATAGTTCAAAATATCTACTAACTATAGTTTTATATTCAAAACCATTTTTTTCTGCAATTTCACCTAAAGTCATATCTTCTATTTTAACTGTTATTCTTCTATTTCTTTCGTTAGTTTTATAATCTACCCATCTACAATTATCTGGACAATAACCTCTATCATTATCTTCTCTATCTAGAGTAAGATTTTCCTCGTATCCGTTTTTAATTGCCCATTCATGAAATTTTTCAAAATCTAGCCATTCTTCACAAATAGTAATTCCCCTAGCTCCATAATCTTTATACCTTTGAGAATTAGGATTTAAGCATCTTTGTTTTATAGATTTCCATCTATTATGTAATGATGTTTTTGTAAATCCATGAACTTTATTGGCTTCCCTAGCTTTTTCTTTTTGATAACAACCACATGAAGTAGTTGATCCACTCATTAAATGACCAGCTTGAATACTTTTTATTTTTCCACATTTACACTTACATATCCATTTAGTTCTTTTAGAAGAATAATCTCTTTCTATAACAATTAGCTTCCCAAATTTTTTTCCCGTTAAATCAATTAGTTTCGGCATTTTAATCACCTCAATTTTATTATAACTTAAAATTAAGGTAATCACTATAAAAAAATTAAAACTTACTTAGCTTTCCCCGAATTAACCCACTAATTTATGCTACAAGTTTCCTTGTAGCCGAGCAAACATCTTTACCCAAATTTTGTGTAATTAACATCTGGTTTGAAATGTCTATGGCTTTATCTGCTTCTAATCCATATGAATTTAAAACAGTAGTTAACCCATCAACTGCAGTGGATGTTTCTGTAAAGCCACCCTTTGCAGCTTTTACTGCTACATCTAAGAAATCAACTGCTTTAGCAGTATCTACTGAGCCGGAAATAGCTTGATATAAAGATTCATTTAATTCTTTAGTACTCATTCCCGTTTTATTAGAAAGGTCAATTACTCCTCTTTTTAAATCTTCTATTGGAACTTTTGTAGTATCTGCAATTGTACTTACCTTAGCAGCACCAGTTTCAAAGTCAAACGCAAACTTAGTTGCTGCAGTACCGGCACCTATAATAGGAAGAGTAACATGAGTTGTAAGTTTATTACCTATACCTTGAAGTGTATCTCCTACTTTATCAAATGTTTCATATTTTTTATCTATCTTTTCAAATTCATTACCTAGTATTTTCAGCTTACCAGCAAAAGTAGTAGCTTCTTTTTCTGTCTTTTTTAGTTCAGAGCCAAGTTCTGCATGAGCTATTTTTAAATCTAGTATTTTGCCTTTATATTCTTCAACTTCTTTAGAATCTTTACCATATTCCTGTTCTACTTCTTTTAAAAGAGATTCATGTTTCTTTATTTCACTATCTAGTAAAGACATTTCTTTTTTTAGTTTATTCATCTTTTCAGAATTATCAAATATACCTTTGCCGCTTTTTTCTTGAGTTAAATCAAGCAGTTTATAAGATTTTTCTAAGTTACTTATTTGAGTGCTTGTTTTTTGATAACCTTCATCAAGATTTTTCAATTTATCAGCTACAGTAACTGTAATTTTACTAGCTTTCTCTAGTTCTTGTGACAATTCTGAGTGCTTTAATTTTAAATCTAATACATGAGATTTATAATTTTCATATTCTTTTGAGTTCTCGCCGCATTTTTTACCTATGTCTTCTAAAGTCTTTTCAGACTTTTTAATCTCATCATCTAGTAACTTCATACTAGATTTATAAGCTTCAATTTTTTTACTATTATCTTCTAAGCTTTTACCACTGGCTTTATTAGCATTTTCCCAAAGCTTATAACTTTTCTCTATATTAGATACTGCAGTATAAACTGACTTATCCATTATAGAGCTAGATTCTTGAGCTTTAGTTTGTAGCTTATAAAAGCCCTGTATCGCTTTTGATACAGAGCTTTCAAACTTATCTAGTCTTAAATCAAGACTGGAATATATACTCCCTAATTCTACACCTATGTTATTCACCTCCTATTTTGAGGTATAAAAAAAGAACCGCATAAGCGATTCTTTTAATATATTATATTTTTATTTTATTAACTTTGCTGCTCTAAAATATGGCAATGCTTTCAAATTTGCTTTAGCCTCTTTGTTATTTGGATCTAATTTAATAGCTTCTTCTGAAAGACTAGCAGCTTTGTCCAAATCTTCTGTTTTATTTCCTTTACCATACATATACATACGTGCTAATTGATTTAAAGAAAGACTAGCTAATTGGTTTCCTCTTTCCTTACCAAAATATATTTTCCACTTACCATTATCATTTACAACATATCTCTTATATGTTAATTTTGATTCTTTATTTTCATAAAGATCTTCGCCTTTTCTAGTGATATTAAATTCTGCAATATTCTTAAATTCTATATCCTCTAAGCTACCTTTGAATTCTTTAACTTTTTCAACTCTTAGATCCTTTAATTTATATATTTCTTTTTCAGTATTTATCCACTTAATAAAATCTTGTTTTCTAAAATCTTTTTTACTTTCTTCACACAAAGTTTCATAAGCACCTTCTGCATCTCCATCTTTTATACTGTCGTAATAAGCATTTAAAGTTTCTTCTGGTCTTCCTTTTGGAGCACAACCCACTAATGCTATTAATGTAAAAGATAAAATAAGTACAAATAACAATGAAATTTTATTAAATATTTTCTTCATGCAATCCCCTCCAATATGTAAATATATATTAATTATATAACATATATTACAATATTGGAACGGTTACCCTAATCATTACCCTAAAAGCATCTTTAATCCTGGATTATCTTTTCTATCTTTGTTTTTACTTTCAAATCGTGGTTTTTCTCCATTCTCTATTCTATATATAAACTCTGTAATAGCCTCATCAATGCAGTAAGCTGCATACTCATTTTCAATTCTTAATACCTCACTTGGTGTCTTATGATACATCTTCACCATTGTCATTAGACTTATTATCTTTTGACTTTTTACGAAATGGCTCCAAGGTTTGCACCCCGTGCACTGCAAAATTATATATTATTATTTTTTGTTCATCTGTCATTCCTATAGCTTCCTGAACTTCTTTAAATCTTGGCTCAACCATTGTTGTTTCACAAAATAGTTCAGCAAGTTCATTAACAGTTTTTAAACTATCTTCATCTTTTCCTCCTGGACCTTTGCCTTGGAATAAATCTATTACAGGTCCCATAAGTGGATTAGGTATCTTACCTTTAGCTGCTAAATCTAATAAATTAACTCTTTGTAATTTAACTGTAAATGTATCTTCCACATCCCATCCAGGTAATTCTACTTCTATATATTTTTTAGCTTTTAATTCCTCTATATTTGTTACCACCATACTAATTCCTCCTAAAATTTAAATTTAATAAAGAGAGCATATTATAGCTCTCAGTTTTTAAGGTTCTTGATTATCTATAATGTTAGATTCTTTTTTACTCTCTTCTATGTCTTCCGGTAATGAATCAACGAAATCTATGGATTTTATAGGCAATTTAGCTTTAGTATTTTCCCTACATTTAATTTCAAATTCTGGTGAAAAGAAGTCCTTTTTAAATCCCATTTTAAATGCTTTTCCAGTACATTTGTTAAACGTTACTTTAGCATAATTCTTAATATCTTCACCTTCATAATTTGCCACAAATATATCAGCTTTAAATGGTTTTATTTTAGAACCTTCACTAAGCATTGGTGTATCATATCCCACAATTTTAGTAGGATCATCTTTATCATAACGAATTTTTCCACCTTCAATTAATGCTGCTACTGTTAATTCAAATGTTGTATTTTTCATTTTCAATTTATAACCATATACTAAGTCTGGAGTACTAGCTGTAGCTAATATCTTTTGATCATCCCTTAGCTGTTTTTCTTGTCCTTGTGATATCTCTGGATCTGTTTCTACTTCGCTATCGCATTGAATATTAATTGGCTTTCCACCACTTAATGGTAACCCTGTAAGTTCATCTAATGGTGTTAAAATTACTTTTTTAACATTATATAAAATTTCTCCTGTTGTACTCATAATTTAAATTACCTCCTTCGGTATTTTGTATTTTAATCTTCTAAAATAAGCTTTCTTTTCATCATCTATAAACTCCGGTGTAATATCACCTGTGAATTCTAATTTTTCATTTAAGGGTTTCTGGACCTTGTTTAACATTTCATCAAGTACAGTTATATCTCCTAAAGGAGCATATAAAAAAACATGAACAAACTGCCAACCACATTGACTGTTATTCATGCTTGATAATTGATTTTCAAATTTTAAAACTACGTAAGGTTTTATGCACTCTCCTTCATGTTCTCCAATTGCATAACAAGGATATATAGGATCTACTAAGTCAAATATTTCTTTCCTTGTCACATCATATCACCCCTACCGAATCAACAATTTTCTTCCATCCATCAATAAACTTAGGAGCAAACTCTTGTATAGCTCTTTCAAGTATTGCATATTTACCTTCATTGCATAATTCAAGATAAACTCCATAATCTACTTGATGGCTTAATGCAACCATTAATGTATTGGTATTTGTCCATTTTACAGTGGCTGTTAAAAATAACCTTGCGTGAGCCGTTCTATCCGTCCATACTACATTTTCTTTAGCCCATTTTTCCATCTCCATGGCTATATTTTGAGCATCTAGTGCAAGAGCCGCTTTAAACTTTGGAGTAAATTCTTTTAACTTTTCCATAGCTTCATCTAATCCATGCATTTCTAGTTTACAACCATCAGCCATTCTTAATCACTTCCAAATCGCTATTATAGACATCCTTAATAATCATTCCTGGATAAGTTACTATATATTTATAACCATTAGCTTCAAAGTAATCTCCCTCTTTTATTTCTATTCCTTCAGTTACTGCAAACATTGAAATACCTCTAGTTCTTTTAACAGTTCCAGATTCTTTTACATTATCTAAAATTAAATTATGCTTAGTATCATCAAGAAATATATCTAATTCAGCTACTTTATTGGGCTTTTCTGTACCACCTCTCATACCATTACTTGTATTTATATTTCTCATAAGAATTATATGTGTTGGCCTTTTAGCTATACTCTTCTTAGCCTGCAATTTTATTCTCTCTACATTTATCATTGACCATCAGCTCTCCCCATTGATGTTTTATAGCCAATATTATTCCTGTTCCCTGATAAGCTTCTTTCATAATCACTTTTATATTGTTCGGCAAGTCCTAACCAATAATCTCTATTGCTTTCGGTTTTAAGAGGTCCAAGATTCGTTCCATCATCAGCAGTAGCTTTTAATAAACAGCCTTTCCAACTAGATTTAAGTACATCATTTTCATTGTTTTCTAGTAATATTTGAAGTTCAGCACCCTCAAAATAAGGATATTGTCTTTCCTGCAAATTAAATTTTAATAATTCAATAGGTGTAGCCATACTTATTCACCATCATTTTCTTTTGGTATTTCTATTTTAGCATATTTTTTTAACTCCTCTAAGTCACATTCTTTAACTTCAAACTCTTCATCAACTTTAATATGTTTACCTTCATATTTTATATATTGCTTTGCCTTAGCTTTAAAAGTTTTTTCTTTTACCTTTCCCTCTTCCATGGTATCTATATTTTCTTCTTTCGACTTTGCCATACTAAAAATCTCCTTTCTTATATAAAACTAAAGAGCAGCCATATTGACTACTCTAATTAATATACTGTTGCAAAGAATACTTCATCTGCTCTATCAAAACTTACAATAGGCATAACTGATACTTTTGTATCTACTGTAACTGGATCCTCTTTAACCATAGTTGTAACTGCAATTCCTGTGTCAACCATATAAGTATCCAGTTTAGATGACCCTGATTGTTTATCAAATTCTTCTGGAGTTGTACCATAAACGGTATTACCCAAAGTTGTTCCACTCATAAGTGTTATTTTGCCATCTGCATAGTATGGAACTGGATCAGCACCCTCATATGGAATATAAGTAGCATCTTCTAAAAATACAACTGTTAATTGAAGTACCTCTTTAACAAATTGAATATAATTTGCTTGACTTAATATTAGTGAAGTATTTAAATTACTATTTTTAATATGATTAGTAATAGCTTTATTAACTAAGAATGTACTATCAAAGGTATTTTCTGTTAGCAATAATGTTTTAGGCTTTGCATATTGGTCATTTGTAATAGCTTTCTGCCATGCTTTAATATCTCCTATAATATCAGCATCAGGATTTGCCCACTTATCTGTACCTGTTAGCACCTCTCTATGATTAGATGGTACTCCATAATCTACTACAATATCTCCATCATCCGAAGTGAAATTTAATAATCCATTTTGAATTACTGATGATCTCATTTTCTTTGAAATTATATTTGCTCCATCTATTAAATTAGAATAGTTCTCAAACACCTGTCCTAATAATGCATTTACAAAATTCTCATTATTTGCTCCTATTGCATTTTGTAGATCTCTTCTAGTTGTTTCATCTATCCCCATACCTTCTTTGAAGAATGGTATTTCAGTTGACTTTACATTTAAATCAGCACTTAATGCTCTCATTTTTGTATTTGCATCAAAAGTACTCATTTTTAGAGCTATTGGCTTCTTTTTAGCACCTTTAGCCATTTCTAACTTTGTACCACTAACTTTTTTATCAGGGAATAGAGCTTTATCTATTGTTTGTTCTACTGGTAGCTCTTTAATATAAAGAGCTATGTTTTTTGAATTAATATAATCTCTTAAATTAGGCATATATAAATCCTCCTTACTCTCCAAAAATTATTTGTTTTAATGCTGCCATTTCAACTTTTTTAATAGCTTCATCTGAATTAAACTTAACTGCATCTTCATATAAGGCACCATGGACAAATACTGGCACTACTTCTGTTGCATCATCTTTATCTTCTGTTGGTGACATTGAACCTTTGAAAGATATATCTTGATATACAACACCAAATACATCTGTTTCACTTGAAGTTGAAGTTACTTTTTTACCATCTTTAGTAATTAAAGTACCTGCTAAAAGCACCTCATTTTCATCTAAAAGTGGTTTTACATCACCTTTTCTTATTTTAATAGGCAATGAAATAAAATGATCTCCAGCTATTAATCTTAGCTTATTTTGTTTAGCTCCTATTGTATAACTTGACTGTCTCATTTGCCATCACTCCTTTATTTTTATTTAGCAAAGTCTGTTAAACTTTTTGCTTTCATATTTTCTGCTCTTTGCTTTCCTAATTCACTTGCAAAATTAGTTTTATTTGATTCTGGATCATTATTACCACCAGTATTAAATGCACCTGTTCCTTTAACTTCTTTTTCGAATAAGAAATCATGTGATTGTTTAAGCGGTTCTATTTGTTCTTTAAGACCTATAACTGTATCCCCATCAACTTTTAACTTTTCTCTATCTATAAGTGCCATAATTAACTTTTTATCCTTAACATTAAAATCACCTAATCCTTTTTCCAAAGCATTATTAAAAGCAATATCACTTAATTGTTTCTCATAAGTTTCTTTTTGTGTTTTATTATCTAATTCTAATTTATCTACTTTTTCTTTTAATCCATCAACGTCTTTATATTGTTCTTTTAAGTTTTTTAGTTGAATATCTCTTTCACCAACTTGTTTTTTATATTCCTTAGCCTGTTCATTTACTTGGTCAAATCTAGCCTTAGGAATGAAAGCACCTCCTGATACATCCTCAAAATCCTTATCTTTATATTCTTTTTGCTTATCTGCTGGAAGTTGCTTAAATAACTCTTCTCCTATTATTTTTTTTAAAATTGCCATTGTTCTAATTCCTCCTACTCCCTAAAAAAGATGAAAATAAAAAAAGCTATACAATCTTTAGCTTTTAAAATAATCTCAACTTTTTAAATTTTTCAATAATTAATAGTTTTTACTCCGTAGTAATTGTTTCTATTATCTTTTTAGAATTTTCTACGCACATATCCTCCCATTTTTACTTTTTATAAATAAATCAACCAAGTGAAGATTCCCTTCGTTGAGATATTCAATATACCTTCTAATATATTTTAATAAATCACTATGTTTCTTATATGTCATTATAGCTACTTCATATCCCATTAAATTCACTCCTTTTTAGATAAAATAAAAAAGCCTCATTTCCAAGACTTACACTTTGTACCCCTTTCTCAAATATGGTAAAATTTTGTTGAAGGGAGGTGATTTTATGAGTAACTTAATTAAACCCGGAACAGATAACCAACCAGCTGGTAAATATAAAGAGGTTGGTCCACGTGGTGGAAATGTTCCTAAACCAAAAACTGTAACTATTGATCCTGGTGATAGGCTACCACCTACACAGGAAAAAGGTCGTAAATGGGAAAAAATTAGATAGCTAAATTTCTATTCTTTTTTTCCATATGCAGAGGCAGAAACTGAATATATTTATTTGTATCCAAGCCTCTGCATATCTTTTTCCATTTTCCTTATACTTTGTGATATAATGATGCATAATTTTCACCTCACTTTTAAATATATTCAATAAGTTTTATTTATTTTCCATTAATCCTATTCATCTCCTTTTTGAACTCCTTTTGAATATCATCTATATCTTTATCATCTAAAACCTTATCCACATCATTAGTATCCTTAAATTTTCTTAAGCTTTTTATTTCAATCCTTCTTTTAAGCCTCCTACACTTAGTATTCATAACACACACTAAATGCTTTTTATTACACTTAGGACATTCATAATATACTTCTGTATACATTGCTCCTAAATACTTTTCATTAAGTCTATCCTGTGTCATATTGAACTCTCTTTTACAATTATCACATATTACTTTCATATATGCCTCCTATATTGCTATGCCGTATTTTTGGCCATAATTATCTAACCATTTATCTAGTTTAGGGTTGTTTTCCCCATTAGCCCACGCTATCAATTCATCTCTAGCCTTTTCAGCTGGTATATTTTCTTGAGTAGGATAACAAAGGCAATTAGGATGTGCTATTGGATATTTATCGGCCGGATAAATTCCAGCACCTAAATCGTAATTGTTTTGTGTTGAATACTCATCACAGATATCTTTACCGTGTCTAGCTACTTGTCTTTCATAATGACTAGGACTTAAATTCCATTTTAAACCTATATTAAAAGGATTCATTTTGGAACCTTGAACATATGTCTCATTATGTGCATGAATTAATGAAGTTCTAGCAAGCCTTTGTGACTGATAAGATATTTTACTACTCATACCAACTTCTAAAGTTTTAGGAGTTATTCTACTTAATGGATTAATATAAGCATCTAATTCCTTGGCTAATTCTCTAGCATTAACTCCACTGGCAATATTAATCTTAATAAGCCTGTCTATATCTGCAGCATTTTTATTGGCTATATTCCACAACCTTTGATCCAATGTCCCCCCATCACTATAATAATTAACACTTATAAGCTGATTGGTTATATTAGAAGATAATTGAATGAACATTCTATTAAAGGTACTTTTAATATCCTGCCTAGGAACTATCATATCAATATAGCTTAGCTGCACTGCACTTGCTATTTGAGAGCTAGTTAATATGCCTTCTTTTGTATGTTTGCTTAATTTAGTTGCTATTTCTGTTGTATATTGCTTTAATATTCTATCCATTTCTATTAAATACCTAGAATTTAAAGTACCTGCCTTAGCCTTGGATAACTTATAGGATATTTGTTTACTGGCCTCTAAATATATATCTAATAGCTCTTTCTCCTGATCTTGTACAAGTCTTAGAAATTGCTTTCTACCTTCTAAAATTCTCTGCTGATATAAGTTCATTATTCCTCACCAGTTTTATCTATACTTTCATCTAGTTCGCTACTTATACCTTTTTGAAAAGAATCTGCCATTCTAGCCTCATTTAATCTTGCTACTTCATCTATTACTTCACTGAGAGCTTTTTCTATATCTTCTTCATTGCTAAACTCTTTCATGTAGTTTCTAATAGATCTAGCATTTTTTTCAACTTCATCAAGTGCAAGCTTCTTCTTATCCTCTTCATCAGAAGGTAATGGATAGTTATGCATAAATATAGTAGTATATTTTAAAGTTTTCCATTCTTCTTTAAAGCAGCCACAATAGCAATGCTTTGAAACCTCTATAACATATTCTATCAAATCTTTAAATACTGGCTCCCAATCATTCCATTTCTCTTCACACCTAGCAATCAAATCATTATATAAATAAATCATGGCCTTTGCTGATGGAATATTATTTAAGTCACTTATCTTAGGCATATCTAACGTTTCTTTCATATCACTATCTGCTCTATCAAGATAAGAATCCAGTGCTGAACTACTACCCATATTGTATTCTTGTCTCTGGATAGTAGCTTGCTTCCCTTCTGCTAACGCTTCATCTCTAGTTTTTATTGCATGTACTGCATTAGGAGCTATAGTTAATCTATTTACATCATCTTCATTACCATCAATTATACTTTCAGAACCAAACATCTGGAATCTTAAAGCATCCGCAAAGTCACTATTTCTTTTATTATATTGATTTTGTGCATCTCTTAAGTCTGTAATGTCACTTTCACCAAAAGTATTATTAAGTTCTCCACCATTTCTTATAAGCCAACATGGTATAGTAGAAAATCCTGTATCATATTCAATTTTTTCTATTAAATCTGTATTTTTGTAAGTTTCTTTTTTATACCAAGCTTGAAGTGCTTTAGTATATTCATCTGCATTGTAATAATAAGTATGCAAATAATAAATCTTATCCTTATCTTCTTCCTTATAAACATTCATTTCATCTTCTTCAAAGAAAATAGCTTTTAACAACTTTCCATTCTTTTCTTTATAAAAGAAATTTTCTATACTTTCATATTTGATTGTAACAGGATCTCCTGGATTAGCTTCTGCTCTAAGTAGTACCCTTTTCTTTATAGTAGCTTCTAAGAATGCTTTCCTAGTATTGTTCCAGAAATTATTGTTTTCAAATACATCTTCTATAAATTTTCTTAGTTCTTCACACTGCTCTTTATCCTTTAAATCATCTGCCTTAAATATCAATGTTGGCTTCTTACCAAACATCCATCTAGCTTGTTTCTTAAGAAGTGGCTTAACTTTATTTCTTATATCTTGTGTGGGGCTATAATCAACATTATCATCTACTGGCCAATTCTGACCATATAGTGCTGGATTTTGTTTTGCTTTTTCTAAGTCTATAGATTTTCCTTTGTAATAATAGTAATCAGTAAATACACGTTTTCTTTCAGCTATTTCATTATCCGGTAACTTTAATAATGTATCTCTTATAGTTCTTGCTTGTTTTTCCACTAAAATACTGTACCTCCCTTCCTTCCGTATGGATCAGTAGTTGTCTTCTTAACAACACCTTTTCCTTTTCTATATATTGAATCGTCATATTCTTCAATTCTAAATCTTAATATTGTATATATAAAATATCTTATTGCATCCATACAATGGTCGTTATCTTTTAATACTTCTTCTACCCCATGATCTAATTTTTTAGGATCCCATACATAAGAACTAAACTCTTTTAATGTTTCTTTACATATGTCATTAACGTAAAATAAACTAAGATTTAAAGCACTCGCAACAGTTCTTATTCCATCTATTACATCATTTTTAGCTTTCAATATATTCTTAAATCCATCGTCTCTTAACTGTTTTATAAAACTTGCTGCACTTGGATCCACTATTATTTTTACTGGAACTATATCTCCTAAAAAATTCTTTAACTCCTTAGAATATTGAACATCTGATTTTTGTAAGCTTGTATCTCTACCACTATAATAGTATTCTTTTACAGTGTACCATTTACCATTGCATAATCCCCATAAAAGAAATACAGTAGCATTTTGAGTACCATAGTCTATAGATACATAATATTTTTCATACTTCCTATTAACTGTTTTAACCTTATGAAAGTCTTCATTGAACATGTCATAGATAACTCCTTCAGCTAAACACCATAAGCCTAAGATATAACGCTTATAGAATATACCTGAATACATCCTCTTATATCTTTCTTTTACTTTTTCACTTAAAGATAAGTTATCATCCATTGTAAAATGTAAATGGATAGCATTCTTTTCCTCTAACTTATTTAAGTATTCAACCTTAAACCAATGATATGGTCCATCTGGGTTACAGTTAAACCACATTTTTGCACCTTCTACTGAACACCTTGCAGTAGCTTGATTAACAAAACTTTGAGGCATTAATGCAACCTCATCAAATAAAACACCTGCTAGTGTTATACCTTGTATTAAATCCTGTGAACCTTCATCTTTACCACCAAACAAATAAAAATCATTACTCTTACCATTTTTAGATATAGTAAGATAATTTTCATTAGATGCTCTATGATCTTTACACTTATAACCTCTACCTTTTAACATTCTTTTAAGTGGTTTTACAACATTTCTTCTTAATGACCCAATTGTTTTACCACATAAAGCAAAGTTTTCACCATCAAAGGTTTCATTGACCCACATTACAAAAGATAATGACATTACTATAGTTTTACCTGCTCTTACTGAACCATCTGCAATTAGTACATCGTTATCTTTTACCGGTGATGCCTCAGTCCACCAAGTAAGAACTTGAACTTGTTTGTCTGAAAAAGGTTTAAATTTAAAAGCCTTTTCTTTTTTCTTACTCATTGTTCCATACCTCAGTAGCTCTGCCATTTAGTGCATGTAAGAATCCATCATCTTCAACTTCTGTTTCATCACTATTAACTTTTGATTTTTCTAATTCAAGTTTTTCTCTAGCTTGTTTAACTTTTTCATCTTCTATCTTTCTCTTGAAGTTATCAGGGAATAAATCAAAGTATTGGGATAGTTTATCTAGAGCCTTCATCCTATCCTCAAATTTAATAGATACTCCATCTTTACCTTGTTTTACTTCACTTATTATTGTTCCGTCTACTATATTACTTCCTTTAAAGTCAACATAGTTTACTACCTTAGTAAGTTCATTGCCTTCTTCATCTTTAACTGGCCCAAATGCCCCCATAACAGTAACTTCCTTTTGTCCAAATGTTAGGTAATCTGTTATATCTGCAAATGCTATCTTTATATACTTATTCAATACATCCATAGCATCTATAAATATTTCTTCTGTCATTTTGCCTTTTAGTTCTTTAATATAAGCTTTAACCTTACTATTTCTTACTAATTCACTCCCTGTTACATGAGCCCTTTCAGGTGAATATCCTGCTTTTATAGCTGCCATAGTCTGATTAAAGCTTTTGACATAATAAATACAAAAGAGCCTTTGCTTATCAGTAAGTTTAGTATCTGCTAATACCTCTTTTACTTCTTCCGCAATAGGCTCTTCTTTATTATTTTTATTCTTATTTTTTGTTGCAACACTCTTTCGTTGCGTTGCACTCTTTGTTGCAACATTTTTATTTATTTCACTATCCCAGTTTTCTCTATTCTTTCTACTTCTTAAAGTAGAATATTTAACACCATATTTCTCTGCAAACTCTTTGAGTTTTACATTACCATTCAGCTTTAAATATTCTTCTTTAATTAAGTTCCAATCTGGTCCTCTTATATTTTCCATACCACCACCTCGTTGCTAGTTGCTTTGTTTGTTTTGTATATAAAAAAGAGCCCTATTAAGAGCTCTTTAATCACTGATAGCTATACTTTCTATATTAGTTAAATCTTCTACATCACTCATTGATGCTAACATTCTAGTATACATTATAAGTTTTGATTGAATTTCATCTAAATCTTCCCTAAATATTTTACATTGTTCCGGATTATTAAACACATTATTTTTACTTAATTTATGCCACTTGGTTGTAAATGGTCTTAATATCTGATTAAGAACAACAATAGATATTTTAGTAAATTCAATACATTTATAACCGTATTTTTTTATAATTTCTCTAGTAATTCCAAATAATTTATGTATACTTTCTAGTGCTGCTTCTTCATCCCCACAATCTTTAGGAATCTCTTGGGTTGCTGTCCTAGTTAGTAATTCAATATACAATTCCCAAGCTGCTTTTTTATCCGCACAATTTGGCTTAAATTCAGCTTCCATGTGTCCTGTATTAAATTTAAGAGACTCTAGTCCATATTCACTTAACCAATCTACTAATTTCATTAAAATCCTCCCAAAATTTATTTGTCTAAATACTTAGCTAATGGATGTACTGATGCATATTCAAACATGATTTTTTGATTTTTATACGTTTTGTATTCTGATTCAGTCAAAGTATTATATATCCTAATGATTTTCTCTAAATAATTATCAAGTTCACTTCTACCCATCATACAATTTCTTATCCTTAGGAAGGCAGGTATTTCTTTTTCTTCTAATTCAGCTAATTTTAGTGAACTTATTTCTATAGGTATTTTTTCACCATAACCAATTTCATATGGTACCCACCATGAATTTACTGTATCTTCAGATAATATACACATTATATGTGTTGAACTTTTTAGACCTTTTTGTATACATTCTGTTGTATCTTTATCATTTCCTTCTTTATCTGCTCTTTGTAAATTTTGATCATATTTATCCAAATAAATATCTATACCTTTTGACTTTATATATTTTCCTATATCTTCTACTGCATCTTTATCCAAACTTCTGTGAGATAAAAAGATACAAGGTTTTGCAGAAGAAAACCCATATCTCTCGTTAAATGATTTATATTCATTATTTAATGCCCTATTTATTCCTTGTGACATTGTAGCACCTCCTCTTTCCATGTAAATAATTCTACATTTTAGGAGGTTTTCCTTCTTTATTTTTACATTTTATGAAGGATTTTTATATTTGATGTTGAATTTCAAAATTATGGGGAGAGAATCAATTTTAAGAGGTGTTGTCAATGGGTAATAAGAAACAAACAAGTAAATCAGTAGCTTCTAAAGCAAGTAAAATTTTAAAAGATGGACGTTATAGTAAAACTTCTAAATCTGTAGCAGGTAGTGCTCTAGCTCAAACTAAAAAATCTAAATAGTTTTTAATTTACTCTCCCCAATTTCATATGAAATAATAAATTCACTATTTATAACTATCTTCTTATTGTTTTGTTTTATCTCTACCCATTCACCTTTATCTATCTTATTCTTAAATTCTTTTTCTTTCAGATCTGTTGTTACATTTTCATAACAATCTCCATTTGCTAAACACAATATTTTTATAAACAATTTTATTTCACCTATCTTATAAAGTTATTTATTTAGTTTACTCTTTAGATTATTTTACATAATTATATTTAAGTAACTTGTTCTATTTTCCCCATGTTCTTTGCTTTATCCTCCCACCTCTACCCCTACAATAACTATCATGCTGCATTAACTCAGCAACATCAGAAAAGGAGAGGTTTTCTTCTTGTTTACCTCTCCTACGTTTTTTATTATTATGTTTTTTATTTTTATTTAATTGCTTATGTATATTGGGTTGCTGTGTTTCTATTATCTTTCCTACCTTCAACCTCCCACCTCCCATATTTTGTTTAATATGAATATAGTCTCCTAATCAATTTTAGGTATGTAAAAAGCACCTAAGGTTTATATTCCTTAAGTGCTCTTTGATATTTAACTATTTATTTGTTCCTTCATACTCTCTTACTTCAAAAGATGCTATCTTATCATGTACTATATATTCTTTAACTGTTTTATAAGGATTAATCTTTTTATCAAATGAATACAATGATGAACCTTTACCATTAGATCTTTCCTCAAACCAGTTTATAAACTTCTCTACTTCCTGCATACTTACATCATATTCTTTTGTAGCTCCATTTACTAAAGATATACTTAATATCGCATTGTTTTTATTTTCTTCTACCTTTTTAGTAACATTAACTTTGCAAGTAGCTGTTAAATCAGTACCTTCTACTTTAGCTGTTATTGTTGCTTGACCTTCTTTTATAGCTGTTACTTTTCCATTTTCATCTACTTTAGCTATCTTTTCATCACTTGATGACCATACTACTTTTTTATTCGTAGCATCTTCAGGTAATACTTCGGCATTTAACTTATCTGAACTACCCTCTAATAGATCCATGGATGTTTTATCTAATGATATAGACTCTGCTTTAACAGCTTCTTTATAAGGCTTTAATTCACCATTTTCATCTATATCAATTGCATCTAAGCCATATACTGTTCCACTTTGATTATTTGTTATTTCTACGAAGTGTTCTTTAAACAATAGTCCAGTTTTTTCAAATATTAAACGTTGATCAATTGAATTAGCAGAGTAATCACTAAATGTATAACTTATATTATCTATTTTAATATTTATATTTGATGATCTATCACTAGACATAGTATCAATTAGTCTTATTTTACTTCCTATAAAATTAAACTTTATAGTACCATTTTCACTAGATGGAAAATACATTATTGAATCTTTATGGTATTTCGATCCACTAGCTATTTTCTTATTACCGATATAACTAATATTACTATTAGTATCATCATACCTTTTCCAACCTATTTCAGGCTCTTTAAGCACATCTCCAACTTTAGCACTATTTTTCTCAGTATTGTTTAAGTTATGTGTTCCTATAACAAAATCATCATTTTTCTCAGCATGAGCAACATAAGTATTATTTATACCACTAAATACAAAAACAAACAATAATACCATACTCATAATTAAGCCTATTTTCTTTTTCATTGTGTTGTCCTCCTTATTCTTGATACCTATATTATATAATTACATCTTTCACCATATCAAGAATAAGATTCCTACAAATTCTCTTATATCTTACAAAATTATTAATTTTTTTTATGATAACTAAATTTATATTAAAGAATGATATGTTTTATATTAATCTACCTACCTTAATATAAAAAGACACCTGGAATTAACCAAGTGCCCTTTAGTACATACACAATATATTTATTTTTTATTTTAGCAGTTACCTTGTACGATAAGTCCCTGCTTTATATATTTTTGCTTAATATCATAATAACATAAGTAAATCGGACAATGGGGACAACTTTATTTTAAAAATCTTTCTGCAACTTTCCTAACACTTTCCGTAGTAGTTCCTCCGCCCACATTGGCTGCTACATCTTCCCATGTTAGTCCATTTATATATCTTAAACTTATAATCTGCCTTGTTAAACTATCTTCTATACCTTCTATAAATTCATTTGTTTCTTCCACCAAATCCATCAATTCACTTATTCTTCTACTTAATTTCTTTCTTAATCTAATTGTTTTCCTGTTATATTCTTCGTAGTCTACACCCTCTATAGTAAAACTTCTTTGCACATAAGGGAAATGAGAACTAGAGCCTCTTACTTTATCAATTGCCATTGTACATTCTAGATTATCTATTTGTTTCTTTATCGCTTCTATTTCTGTTTTTAGATATCTTAATTGCTTTAGTTGTTCCTTATCCATGCTTGTCCTCCTATTCATAGAACTTACTTTTGTCCCAAGTTTTAGTTTTACTTTTATTTAAAATTTTAATTTCTTTTATATCAAAAGGTTTTATTCCAGCTACTAGGTCAATGATTCTATCCATCTCTATATCTAATTCTCTGAATTGAGATTTTTGTTCTTCTATTAAGTTTAATCCAGCTAAATCAAATTCATCTAGCATACTATCCCTCCTGTAATAGTTTTGAATCTTCATATACATTCCCTATAACTTCAAAGGTTGTATTACAAAATCCATCTAATCCTATAAAATCTCTATGCCATCCCCACACAATACCAAATTTACAATCTTTATATTCTACAACTTCATTACTACTTGCTATAATTTTATTTTCTATTGTTTTATCTTTTATTTCTATGTGTAATATATCTCCCTCATAAATTTCTATATCATTCTTATCTTTAATTCCCGTATACTGCATCCATTCATAATCGGTATAATAATTAATATCTTTTATTTCATATTCTAAAACCATTTTGCTCCATTTCTTAAATTCTTTATCCCATGCTCTAAATTTAATCTCTCTCATATCGCCTTCACCTTCCTAATTTCTTTCCCCCTTAGGTTGTAGACTATCCCATGTTCCATATCAATCTTTGCCTTTATCCTCTTTTTATTTCTTTTCAGTACGCATGGATAAGTAATCTTGTAGTCTTCCTCAAATAGTTTTAAATCTCCATCTAAGAACTTGTCCAATTTTTCTCTCCATGCCTCCATGATTAACTCTCCTTTATACTATTGTCTTATTACACTAGTACTGTTAAGTTGCAAAAATGCATACACCATCCTTACACCTACTTAATTTTAGTAATTTAATCTTTGACCGCAGTTTGAACAATACTTCCAATTCACTGCTGATTTACAAACTGGGCATGCTTGACTTATTGTTTTTGTTCTTATAACCTTCTTAGGTACTTGTTTTTCTAATATTCCTATAACTAATTCATCATAAGGACTTCCATAACCATTGAAATATTCTATAGCTTTTCTTATTTCTTTATCTGTATTTTCTTTTCTTGCTTTTAACTCCCTATATTCTGCATCTGCTTTCTCTATTTCTTTTGCAAGTTCCGGATTCTTTTTAATAGCTTTTCTTATTTCTTCTTCTGGATCTATTTTATGAAATGGCATCATTTTTCACCTTCCTAAGATATCTTTTTATATTCATATTTGATATTTTCCTCACTCAATTGTGCATAAACCTGTGTAGTTGATGGATTTTCATGCCCCATAATGTGTTGTAACACTGGAAGAGGCATTCCACTATTAATCTTACAAGTTGCAAAACTATGCCTGAACAAATGAGGATAAATAGACTTATCTATTTCAGCCCTCTTTGCTATCTTTTTAATTTCTCTTTGTATAGATCTTCCACCTAATCTACTATGAGGTCTTTTAGATGTAACAAATAATGCTTCGTTGTTATCTTCTCTAGTTAATAAATATTTTTTCAATAAAATTTTAGCTTTTGTACTAAAGTAAACTTTTCTTTCTTTGTTCCCTTTACCAATTACATTTAAAGACATCTCATGCCAGTTTATATCATCTTTATTTACTCCAACTACTTCTGATAATCTACACCCAGTACTTATTAGGAACTCTATTAAAGCTTTTTCCCTATCCGTTTTAGAAGCCTGCCTTAAAAGTTCTACTTCCTCTTCTGTCATAGCATGACGTAACCTCTTAGGTTCCTTGGTTTGTTTTAATTTTTTAGCTGGATTCTTAGGGATATATTCCTCTTCATGCAACCATCCAAAGAAACTTTTTAATATAGAGATTTGTCCATTTACACTAGTTGCTTTCATTTCCTTGCATCTAACAGCTAAGAACATTCTTAAATCCATAGTAGTAATAGTTCCTAGTGGTTTTCTTAAATGATCCGCGAATATTGCTAAATTGTATTGATAGTTTTTTAATGTTTTTAAGCTTAGACCATCCAGTTTTTTAGATGCTAGATATATCTGTAATTTCTCCTCTATATCGCTACTTACAAGAGCCGTCTCCTCTGGCAATACGCGGTATTTATATAATACTTCTTCTGCTATAGTTCGAACCTTCAGCTGGTTTATTTCTGGAAACTCTAAAGATAACTTGCCTACTAATTTAATTACAACTTCTTCTTTACTACTTGAACTGTACATATAAATACCTCCTTGTATATTGCCATTAAAGACATTTTTAAATTTTATTTATATCTTGGGTCTTTTCGTTGTATTACAATCTAACAATCTTTCTTATTATGAATACTATCAATATATTCTTTCACTAATCTTTGCTTTTCTAACTCGCCACACTTAACACATAAACCACTATATTTACCCATTGATGAATTATAATCTTCAATAATTACATTATCAGCTTTGCAGTGTTTACAAGTTCCATAATTAGCTTTACATGTCGAATAAGTTACTGAAACTTCCCTATTTGCATAAAATGATTTTCCACATTCATCACAATCTATTAATCCTAAATCTTCTTCGTCATCACCATATTCCCAACTATCAGCAAATTCATAGCCACAAAATGGGCAAATAATTTCATTTGTGTATTCATGATCTATATCTTTTTTATAACTCATAAATTTATCTCTCCTTTTTACTTCAGAATATCTTTGAATTGTGACATTAGATAGCATATTTACATACTAAATTGTCATTGTAAATTTTAAGACTTCCTTTTATTCTTTCAATCTTCTTATGCCTTTTATATAAAAATGTTTCAAAGTCCATACTTTTAAAGAAACTAGGTTGATTACAATATGCTGCATAATCAATATAAAAATTTCTTTCTTTACTATCCCAACAATTAATATCTCTCATAAAGTAAGGTAAACATTTATTTTTTCTACACCACTCAACTCTTTTAATAAGTAAGCCTATATTCATATCTTTATTTTGATAGATATAAAATTTAACTTTCCATTCCTTAGGAATATACTTCTTTATGATTTTTAATTGTTTTTCTAATAATGGTTGATACTTAGGATTATCAAAAGCAAATATATATTCACCCATGTAGTTCAATTCTGATAGTAACTTTGCATTATCCTTATTAATCAATCTAAAATCTAATCCCTGGTTAAATTCACATCTGATGTTATTCTCTATAAGATACTTAAATACTTCCATATGCTTGTCATATGCTAATATATTGTTGTCTAAAAACTTAACTTTTTTATGTTTAATAATGCTTTCTAATGAGTTATAAACTTTTAATTTACCCTCATATTTTGGTACTTTACAAAAGAAACAATTTCTTATGCATCCTCTAGTAATAAAACCATAGCTTGTATCTTCATATTCATAGTAAAATGGCTCTGTGTTTTCTATTTCTATTGGTAACTTTAAATTAGGATCAACCGAACCTATTCCGCCATAAATAATATTATTACACCCAATTATTTCAAATCTATCTTGATTAATTTCAAAAATATTGCTTGAATATACTTTGTCATAACCAGTTGCATCAACTATTTTCTTTTTTCTGTTTGGATAACCATCAAGTTTTAAATCTATCATTTCCACTTCATTATTATCTTTAAAATAGTTATACATTCTTCTTATTGCAAGATTGAACCTTGAATCAACGTTTACTAATAATATTTTCATTATTTCCCTCCACGTCTGGAGGTGTGGCCACACTTTTTTATCTAGAATTACTCCAGTTTTTTAATTTCAGTTAGTACACAATTATTTCATATTATGAATTATTCCTCGTATTCAAAGTCATCACAATCATGGTCTAAGACTTCAACTATCCCATTTTTATCTTTAATGATTTCGTGACCTTCTAAACAAATCCAATTACTTTTTTTATCCTCACAAACACAATTTTTACAATCCAAACAATCATTTTTATTAATACTCATACTTCCTCCGTTTATTTTATCTTTATTTCAAATTAAGTATTCTTAAGCTCTACACGCTCCCATGTAAGAAAGCTTCTATATGCTTCAAGTTCTAATCTCAAATTTCTCATAGCTTCTATACATACACTATAGTTAGTTTCTGCTATATCTCTATTTAATCTTAATTTTGCAATTTCTTCTTTACCTTTAGCTAAGTCATTTATTAGTGTGGCTGGTTGCTTTTCAAGTTGTCTTAATCTTAAAATCTCTTTTCTTAATGCTATTTTATAGTCATGCTCTGCTCTTGCTTTCTTTACTCCTAGAGTTTTTAATTCTGTATTTCCTCTACTCAAAGCTTGCTGACATACTCCTATCTTCTGCATTATTTCTATTGGTGTCATATCTACACTTCCTTTAGTATCTTTAAATCTATATTTGGATATCTAAGTTTAAATTGTTTGTATGTTTTCTTCCATTGCTCTGATTCATAGCCTTTTGTATCTTCTACTGTATAAGTCCCATCTTTATTTAAAACTAAGAAGTCTGCACTATAAGTAATTGCTCTATTCTCTCCGTTACCTTCCTGTAATACAAATTGTGGTTGTAACACAAACCCTGATATCTCTCCTGCATGAAATAATAATTTAAGTTGGCAATACCTTTTAGCTTCTAATTGACTTCTAAAAAATACTCCATCTATCCAGGTACCTTTATTTTTATATTTTTGTTTTTTCTGAGCTTTGGGTTTTTCTACTTTCTGACCTCTATTTTTTAGGTACTCCTGATACTGTTCCTCTGTCCACCTCAAATTTGACCTCTCCTTTTTAGGCCTTTATAATTTTTCTTATAGGTTCTATCCAGGTTCTCCATTGCGTGTAACATATAATCCTGTTCTTTTCTTCTTTCCTTATTTCTCTTTCTTTGCTGAAGTAATATATAAGTTTTATTAGCTCTTTCCTTATTAGACATTTCAGCACCGCCCTTTTAATACAATTTACCGCCCATTAGCCTTCTTATAATATCTTCTGTTTTATATCCTTCCTTGTATAATAAAAATTTTCTACACATCTTTTTAACTTGTCTTCTATTAAGTTCTAGTATCTTAATTAGTTCATTTTCTGTATAATAATCTTGGATTAATTTATTTTTTAATTTGGCTTGGAGTTCTTTCTTATACTCCAGGTCTATTTTTTTACACATATGTGGAGATTTTTTCCCCTTATGATGTTCTACACATAGATATTTAAAGTTTAAAAAGAAATCTAGCCCTCCTTGGCTTTTAGAAACGATATGGTGTTTCTCTGGATATAACCTACCGCACACTTCACAATGTTTGTATTCTTCCAAATTTTCATCCCCTTTGTTTATAGGACAAGCAGTAAGTTTGTTTATTACTGCCTGTCCATGTTTGCTAAGATATTATATTAATGTTTTCTATTCCTTTTAATTCTTCTTCCAAATATGCTTTTATTCTTCTCATGGCTTCATTTCTCCAAGCTCCACCATCAGCTTCAAAAATAGCTGCTTTAGGTCCTTGTTGCATTCTGAATATAAACTTACTTAAAGGTTGCTCAATTTCTGGGAATGTTCTATATGGTGCTAATGTTACTGGATTAGGTACTACTGCTTGTCCTACACTTGCTACACCAGTTTTAATTGTTACAGCTTGAGATACACCATCATCACCTGTACTCTTTACTGCTTCGTCTTTTATTAGGCCTGTATATTTTAATAAAACCTCTTTATCTCCTACATCTACAAATGAACTTTGAAGCATAATGTTGAATTCTTCTGTGCCTATGAATCTGTCATAATAAATATTATTTGGCAAAATAGCTACTGCTTTTATATACATTTCTCTTTCTCTATCCTCATTTAAGGGACTATATAGTCTTACATCATCATGTGATTTTACTTGTATTAATAATTCACTTTGTAATTTATCTGTATTTGTCTTTATATAATCTATTAATCCTGTAAGTGTTGATACTGTTAATGTGTCTGCTAATGGTCCTGTAACCCTATCTAATCCTTTTGTTGAAAAAGTTCCTTGCTCTAGTTGAATAATTGGGTCCCTTTTCTCTCCTAAATTTACTAAGTATTCTAAAGCTTCTTTATTTATCATTTTTCATTCCTCCAATTTTATTTTTATTATTTTACTAATTTGATACCTTTAAGATCTACAGTGTTTTCTTTTTCTTCTGCAGTAGTTAATACCTCACCAGTTTCTTCATCAACTCTCATAGTGCTTTGTCCTGGAATTTGCTTCTTATATTCACTAGCAAGTATTCCACCTTTGCCATCTGTACCAATTACAATCTTAGCTGCAAGTGGTTTCGTTGGAGCTAATTTAGGTTTTGCTACTATTGATACTTCTGTTAATTCTCTGTCCTCTCCACTAGCAAATGTCATATCTACAGTTAACTTTCTCTTTGTTTTATAATCTGTGTTTGGGTCCGCAATGTTTTCTAACACCTCCTTTAAAGCCATATTGATTTTTTCTGCTAATGCTCCATCAGCAAAGGTTTCTAGATTAATCATCTTTTCCATAATATTGTTCTCCTTTTCGTATTAGTGTTTTATTATACTCATACACTATAGGTATAAATATGCCCATAGTTAGCCTATACCTACAGTTTTAATTAACTAATCATCTTCTTTTCTTCCCAATTTTTTAATATATCTATAGGTTCATTATCCTTCTTAGGATATTGTTGAAGGATTGCGATTGCCATTCTACTTCCTAAATGTCTCTTAAAATATTTCATATAGTCTACAAAATCTTTCATAGTATAAGTTACTTTACTGCCATCTTTGCAAGTTATTATTAATTTTTTCAATTACATCCCTCCATTCCACTTTCTAATCTAAAATGCTTTACCATACTTATATAGTCTATTTTTGTTCTTTTCCATCTTCATTTATTGTTATTTTGAATCCACATTTACAAGTTCTTGTATAAGTATCATCTTCGATTATTATTCCACCCTCACCATTACCAATCTTATTATTTCCACATTTAGGGCACTTCTCATATTTTTTCATTATGGGTAACACTGCTCTTACATTCATAATTAACACCTTCTTTCCAATCTAAAATGCTTTATCATGCTTATATGGTCTACTCCTATTCTTTTTCATTTTCTTTTTAATCTCTTTTTCTATGTCAACTGTATCTCCTAATGCAGTATCAGATGTTCTTAAAATTATATCCGCAAGCTCTTCAGCATAATTTTCTTTATCATCTTTTCTTAATGCATTAACTGCTTCCGATACTTCACTCACTATAAGCATTAATCTTTGACACATAAAGGCTCTTTTTACAGCTTTAATTTCCTCATCTTTAAATCCTTTTACACACATTTTAGTTATTATATTATGCTCTTCTTCCCAAAACCCATGATCTATTGCATTTTTATGTGCATCCTTTACCATTTCTTTAATCTTTAAATTCACATAATCTTCAATACTCACTATTTCCCCAACTCCTTTAAACAGATTTTACAAATATTTTTACCTTTGAAGTTTATAATCTCTTTAGCTTCTCCGCAGAATATGCAACATGGCTCATACTTTTTTAGTATTATTTGCTCACCTTCTGTATAAATCTCTAGTCCATCACCTTCATCTATATTTAAGACCTTTCTTAATTCTTTAGGTATAACTATCCTTCCTAACTCGTCTACTTTTCTTACTATTCCTATATTTTTCATAATTATATCTCTCCCTTATTTTTATTTAATTCATATAGCATTATTTCTTTACCTACTGCTCTTAGGGCTTTATCTAAATCCTCATGATGGTTATATAATCTTACTACTTCATCTGCCCATAAATTAGTTCTTAAACTTAATTTCTCTACTTTCTCCTGGTACTTGTCCAACAAATCCAAACTCTCTAGTAATAAATCCTTATAAGACATACTTTTCTTTACATATTCCTTTAGAATAAATTTTAAAATTGTATTTTCTTCTTTAAGTGTTTCTTTGTTCTCCATTCCTTTAACTAATACAGTTATCATACTCATCCTCCCAATATTTATCATAGTAACTACATTACCTCTTTTAATGCTTTAAGCTCTTTTATAAAATCATCAATTTCATTAGCATTTAAAACTAAGTTAGTTGTACCCGTAAGATTTTTTATAGAAAAACTATTCTCTTGAACTCTATATTCCATTACCTTACCTCTTAAAACTAAAGGTTGTAATATCTTATTATTGCTTGGAATTTCTTTTTTAGATTCATTTATTTCTTTATTTGTATTATCTTTAGTTGCAGCAGGCTTTGCATTATTTAATTTATCTCTGATACCATACTTCCCTAAATAAGTATCTATAGTTCTTTCTGTTAAACCATATTTTTTACTTATTGCTACTATAGCTTCTCTTCCAGTTCCAAGTATTTTAGCTTCTTCCATAAGTTGTGCCTTAGTTATTTTAGGTTCTTTTGTAAACATTTTATTTTCCCCCTCATATTTATTTTTAATGGTATTAGGTATCTTTTTGAGAATTCTACTTATATAACTTTGTTTTAACCCTATTTCTTCCCCTATCTGTTTTTGAGTTTTATTATTAAAATAGAACTCTTTAATAATTTTCTTATCTCTTTCATTTAAATTTTCTATTATTGCAGTTATTTCTTTGTACGTTACATTAAAAATACTTCTATCTTCATAATTTGTTTTATCTGCAACTAAATCTATTAAACTTAAGTTTTCTTTGTCTAGCTTTTGGCTTAATATAGGCTTATCTAAACTATCTACATCTACATGTTTTTCTTCTTTTCTGTTAAACATTTTTAATTCATTATTTACTACAGCTGCCAAGTATGTCATGAATAAAATATTTTTATCAGCATTATAAGCTGTAAATGCTTTAGTCATTCCTAAAAAGGCTACTTGAAATAAATCTTCTTCTTCAAATTTACGTTTCCATGACTGTATCAACTTATATAAGAATCTTTCAAACTTAAAATAAACCTCTTCTAAGCTCATTAATTTCAAACCTTCATCTTTGGTGAGAATTAACTTTTTCTCAGCCATCATAAAAATATGCTCCTATTTCTCTGGCATCTGAAATACAAAATCTCTAGTTGTTCTTTTCCCATTGTATATATCATCAAATCGGCTTCCTTGCATTATCCTATCTTGTATCATATCTAATACTTCTAATGCTCTTCCCTCTGTAGAATATTCTCCTAAAAAATAATGTTCTCCGTATATACTTAATCCATCAGCCTCTATATTTTCACAATGTACTAAAACATCTTTTCCTTTACTTCTAATCCATATTCCCATTTTTATCCCCCTTATGCTCTTAATCTATAATTATTTTCTTTTCCTGTAATCTCTACCGTATAATCCTTTGACATTTCAATTATTCTACTTCCAACACCTTCATCAAAATTTAAAAGCGTATCTGCAGTAAATTCAGAACTAACTATTATTGGTAAATAATTAAGATATCTGTAATTTATAATCTCAAACATAATGTTTATATCTGATTCAGTAATCTTACCTTTGAATAAATCATCTATTAACAAAATTTTCGCTAGTTGGTATTTACTTAGCTGCTTAATGTAATATTCTTTATCTAACATATTTTGTTTTATACTAGTAACTACATCTCTATATGGCATATATACTACTGGTATTTTCTTAATTTCTAAAAAATTTACTGCTAAAGCTATACTTAAATGTGTTTTACCACTACCCACTTGACCTATAAAAGCTATGCTATTACGTCTTAAATCCTTTATATTTTCAAAATTTTTATAGTACTCAATTGCTGTATTTTTAGCTAATTCAGTTATATCGTTATATGGAATATAGTTTCCAAAAGTTTGTTTAGACTGCTCTGGATTAATACCTGAAGATTTCCACATTCTTTTGGCTTTTTCAATTTCTTGGCACCTACACATTTTAAAAATAGGCTGACTATCTTCTCTTTCTTCCATAATCCATCCTGAACCATCACATTCTGTACAATTATTTTTCTCTTTTTCAAATGGATCATATAAGTCCTGTTGTATCGGTTTCTCCTTTAAGTTTTGGAGTTGGTGCTTTGTATCCTCCCCATTTGCTTTTGCTCTCTCCTGTATTCTTTTTATAATTTCTTCTATTGGCATCACCTTTCACTTCCTTTTTTTCTTTAATTCCTCCATTAGTTTTCCATCTTTCCAATATGCTTTTAACATAGTCATATCTATGCACACCTGCTTCATCTGATATTTCTGCTGCTTTCATAACCCATTCCTTAGAATATATTTCTATATCTGCTGCTATCTTTTCTATAATCATTGGTGATAGTAATCCAAAATTACATTTTTCAAAGTGTTTAAATACTTCCATATTACCCTTACTACTACTATTAATATCATTATTTAGTTTAATATCATTATTTAGTAGTCCGCCATTTCGCCTAATAGGCGTTTCGCCAGATAGGCATTTCGCCGAATAGGCATTTTGTCGTTTCGGTTCTTCTTTTGTACAAGTAGTTTCATCACTTTTTATATTTTGAGGTATTTCATATATTGTATAGTCATACCCTCCAATTAACTTCCCATTGGAATCTCTCTTTAGTAATCTTTCTATATATCCATTAGTTTCAAGTTCTTTTATTGCTGTTCTTATAGCCTTTTCTCCATCTTTGCAATTTTTTTCTATCTCTGAACTATAAAACTCCCAATTATCTGGCCTACTTAGAAAATAACTCATTAACCCTTTAGCTTTTAAACTTAATCTACCATCATAAACAAAGTACTTATTTAACATTACATAAGGATTTTCTTTATCCTTAATAACTCTAAAAACTGCCATTATATCACCTTCTTTTGTTTTCTTTTTTATCTATAGATAAAGTAAGACATTACTACAAAACTTCCAAACATTATTACTGTTGCTATAAGTAAAATTACATTAGCCCAAAACTTAAACCTATACTCTTTTAAAATGGATCTTTTAGCTACTTCTAAAACCTTTTTATCCTCTCCTATATTTCTCTCTAACATTAAATCTATGTGATACAAAACTTCTCTTCTTTTCATTTTTCCATCCCCCATGTATATTTTTTCTATTCTGTCATATACTAATTGAGAAAATGTTCTTATTAATGTTATAATGGGGACAAGAGCTTTGCAGAGCTCTTACCCAAAAATTTTATAGAATCTTACTTAATGGGTGCTTTACAGAGCACCTATTTCTAAAATGGAACTACTAAATCATAATTCTTTATCTCGTCTAAAAGTTTTTCTATTTCTTTTTTTATATCATCCAACTTCCCTTCCTCTGCATATTTACGAATACAGTTTAGCCTATAGATTAAAGCTTCTTTATTCTTCTTATCCATAATTAATTCTCCTGATCTTGTAGAAAAGGTGCTATATCTTCACTATCTTTATTGACTTTTATTATGTCCTCTTCGGTATCTATGCTATTAACATCTACTGCATCTACATCAACATAATTGAAATTACTTAACTTTTCTTCCTTAGCCTCTGCTTTGTAATCCAGATCCAATGCCTTAGCCATTTCTACACTTTTAGGTGCATACTTAAGAACATCTAACAACACTGTTTTCTTAGCCATGCTATCAAAATTTTTGAACCATACTGAATTCTTATTAACATTACCTTTGTAAGTGTAGTTCTTTGAAAATTCTCTCGCATGATGTTCTACTCTTTCCTTAGACCATACTACAAAGTCAAATCCACCATTTTTAAGTTTATATACTGCATAATAATGAGTAACTTCATCGCTAGGAATATCTGCAGGTTTATGCACCAAAGTTTTGTGTAATCCATATTCATACTCGAATTCATCACCTTTTCTAACTTCATGAGCATATATAGCTTCATATTCTCCAGTATTAAATGCCATCTTTAAAATGCCCTTGTATCCTACTTGGAAATTAACTTCTGTTATGCCTTGTTTGTTATTTTTATAAGGTATTACATAAGCTTCTCCAAGTACTGTGTTAGGTTCTAAACCACATTGTGCACTTTGCATTAATGCACTTAAGAAACTTGTAGTATCTGCTTCCCAAAACTGTGGATTCCCATTAAATAAACTTAGTGCTATTCTTGAAAATCTCTCTGGTGTCATTGTTTTACCTACTGCCTTTTTTATTTCTGGTAGCATTTTCTCTAATGCACTTTTCATTTTTTTCTGTGGTGTTAATTGAATATCTTGTGTTGTTTGTTTATTAACAACTAAACCTCCGTTTACATTAGCCATTATTATTCCTCCTTATTTGCATTTAGTAATTCTCATATTTACATACTCTGTTTGACCATTTAATACTGCTGCATAAGTAACTGGATACTTTTCTTTAAATGTTTTAGTATCTAATTTATCTCTCTTCACCTCATATCTGCTTACTTTATAAAGTCCATCTGAACCCTTTTTACTATCTCCTAGATCTAAATATATAAGTTGTTTCAGTTGTTCTTTTTCTTTTTCTAAGTCTTTAATCTGTGCAACTACTTCTTTGTATTTAGTTAGTTTATTTTCGCTTATGTTAGCCTCTAAATCATTATCCAATGCTTGTTGATATAATATGTCTTTTGTTTCACATTGAAGGCCTACAGGTATCGGTGGTGCTTTTTTAAGAATATTGTTATTCCAAAAGTTCTCTCCTATTTCAAACAAAGCTTTTATATCATCATCACATCTAGGAATCACTTTCCATTTAACCTCTTTCCCTAATAAATAAATTATTAAGAAGTACTTAAGGCCTGTAATCCCCATATACCATTGACATTGGCAATAATATTCGTCTGGAATTTCTTCTCCCTGCCACATCTTTTTTAAGAACTCACTTGCTGTTTTTATTTCAATACCTATTAATTCACCTGCAGGTATTTGTTTAATTTCAGCTGTATCTCTATTTTCCCAATATGTGTAGCCTGCTTCTAATTTAGCTAAACCATCTATATTTGCACTAAAGTATTCATATTCTTTATGAATCATCATGTAAGGATACTCATATGTTTTTAACTTAATTTCAGTTTCTTTTTCAAAATCTTCTTGAACCCATTCTCTTATTAAAGGTTCCATTCTGTTACCAAACTTGGTGTGAATATTACCTTTGAATTTTTCACTTAAACCTAACTTTTCATTAAATACTGTAAGAGCTGAACCGTACTTACTAAAACCTGCAACCTTTGCTATCTCACTCCCGCCTATTGAATTGCCTCTTTGGCTTAACCATTGTGTTCTAGCTTCATCATCTTTTCTAGTGTCAAAAATTACTTTTACATTAGGAAACAAATTCTTGTCTTCTATAAATTCAACCATCTAAATTCCCTCCTTTATTTTGTACCTCTTCACTTCCTTGTAACTAAATCAACTAACTGTTATCGCAGTGGCCATACATTTTATTTTGGTGTGGCTCTTATCTTCGCCTACTCCCACTCTAATTAGTTCATTTAGTTACAAGGATTTTGGTACTAATTGTAATGTTCTTGCATATACATAGACTAGAGAAGTATATGCATTTTTGCTATAGTAAAATTTTTTAAAAAGGCTTTCCAGCCTTGCTTAACCAATTTCATAATTCTTTGTATTATTTTCTATCCAAATCAACAAATCTTTTTTAGGTATTCTTATTTTTCTTTCCCCTAGTTTCAAGATTGGGAAGTTCTTTTGATATATAAGTTCATATGCAGAATTTTTACCTATATTTAAAACCTTTCTCATTTGGTCCACTGTAAGCATCATAGGTAACTGTTCAAACTCTTTTTCTGTCATTACCACCACCTCCAAAGTTCTTGATCTACTAATTCATTTGGTGTAACTTTAAGCGCCTTTGATAATTTACATATTGTTTTAAGACCAGGGTTTTCATACTTTCCTTTTTCTAATTCCGTAATATAGCCTCTAGCTACTTTACTTTTGTAACTCAATTTACTAATAGATAAGTTTCTCATTCTTCTATATTCTTTTGTTTTTAATACTGCCATTTTGGGGATTCCTCCTAAGATTTATTCCCCTCCATCTTACCCTTTTCTTATAAATCTAAGTGATGTTTCCATGCATCTATATTCCAAAATTTTTATAGCATCTTCTAGTAATCTCTTAGCAAACACTGCTGTAATATCTATTCCTTTAAACTCTTTTTCTACAAGTTCTAATATTTTATCTATTGTTTCTTCTCTTTTCTCTTGTGTAACAGTTACTTTTATATCTTCCATACTGTTACCTCCTAAAGGATTTTTTACATTTTTGTAGAATAATACCACTTGAAAGGTGGTGATTTTTATGATTAAATCTCAAACTGATAGAGTTCTAAGTAAGCATGGCGATGATTTCTCTATAGAGCGTAATAGTTCAATAATATCTACTACTAAAGGTTTCTTTTGTGGTAAAGAATATCCAAATATAATCCAACTTGCTAGTGATACTGATGTTAATGAAAGTGATTGGATTATTCATAATTCAACTAATAGAAAATATTTTGTCAAAAGTGTTCAACCCATATCAAAATCTAATCAAACATTAGCTTGGATGGCTGAATATTTGTCGGAATCAGAATATGAAAAATCAATCTCTGAAGAAAATAAATCTACTTTTTCAATCGGAGCAATTTATGGCTCTGCAATTGTTGGTAACCATAATAATGCAACTATCAATAATGGATATAATCTAAGCGAAATTCGTTCATTAATATCTTCCAAGCCTGCTGAGGATCAAAAAGATTTAAACAAACTTATTGATAGAATTGAAATAATTACTGAAGATAATCAACCTGTTAGCAAAGGCACCTTAGCAAAATTTTCTGATTTACTAGCTAAACATTCCGACATTGCTATTGCCTTAGGATCTAGTATTATAAATTGGCTTGCTACTCACTAATATCATTTTTGATTATCTTGATTACTTTACTAATAAGTGAATCAGCAGTAATGATTAATGCTAATAGTTCATTATTTTTATCTTTTTTAAGTTGCTCTTGAGCTGGTATCTCAGGAGCTTCTTTCGTTATTTCTAAACTCTCAAATAACTCTTTAAGTATCAACAAAATTTCACTTTCCTCTGTAAAAGCTATTAATGGAGATTGCTCTTTATAAATCCTAATAACTCCATCATCTAAACCAAACATGATACTGTAATCATTAGATAGTTGCATACCTCTTTCAACTACAACGCCAGCACTGTTTTCAACTGTTGTATCACAACAATATTCAATTCCATCAACAAGCTTCCAAAACAACTTTTTGATTTCTACTTTGTTCATTTACATTGCCTCCTCATTAAGTGAATACAAGTTTTTAGCAAGTTCCCTTACATCATTCTCATAAAGTTTACAAGCTATTTCATAAAGTTCTGGTATTTTATTCATGACCTTATCAATGTAGTCAACTTTACTTTTTAACTTTGGTTTATGGTTTTTGTTATATTTCTCTAGTTTATTTTTTATACTTTCAATATGATACTTCATTTCAAATTGTTTATATAACTCATTCCAACGTTCTCTATAATTTGCACCTTTGTATCTAACTACCCTATTTAATATCTGCCTTTTCTCTGCTAGTGATATTTCATCAACTAAGCCTACAATGACATCTTCTTTATGCTCTATTTCTTTCTCTTTTAATGCTATAATCTCATTTTGCTTCCTTACAGTTTCTAAGGTGTTCCTAAAAACCATTTTACTTTGCTCATCCAAATAAGGTAGGTAAGTATTAATAAATAGGTCTTCACTTGCAACATAACCACCAGTTTTCCTTATAGTTGGTAACACTTGATCAAAAACCCAAACCTCAAATTTTTCTGCTTTCTCTTTAATTTTAGAATTTTTACTTTGGTCAGCTGCTTTAACTATAAGTCTGTAAATATCTCCTTCTGGAATAATATTTGTTTCCTGAACACCTCCTTGCGAAGGTATTCCCAACTTGGTAATGCCTTTGCAATGCTGAATTACTGCTTTGCTTGGATTAGCATATTCTAAAGCTTTTGTTACATCAATACCTACTGCATATGGTTTGTTTTTAAATTTTATCATTCTTATTTCACCAAATTCCTTGTGATTAAAAATCTGTAATTCGTTCCCCATTTTTCCATCCTCCGTTTCCCTATTTAATTTTTTTAAAATTGCATAAACTACATTAAGCAGATACATTTATTTTCATTTTGCTAATTTCAGAAGTAAAAAAAATTTCATCTATAGGTTTACCAAATAATTCTGAAATTTTTTTACCTTCTTTAATAGTAAAATCAGATTTACCATTAAGCTTAAAATTCAATGTAGATACTGTCATATTAAGTATTTGTGCTAACTCTACTTGTGTAATGTGATTTTCTTTCATTAATCCTTTTAGTTTATCATACACGATTTATCACCTCACTTTTAATTTTCAATTTGATAATCATCATGATTTTATTATATATTAGCTAAATGAAAATTGCAATACTATTTTATGATATTTTTAAAAAAAATATTCATTTAGCTAATTTTTATTTTAAAATTTTCAAATTGTTTATAATGTAATTAGGAGGTGTTTAGTTTGAGCAAATTTGGAGAAAGATTAAGAATAGTTTTAGAAGAAAAGGATATACAAGGCAAAGAATTAGCTAAAATATTAAATGTAGAACCTCCAACTGTAAGCAACTGGCTAAATGGAAATAGGTTTCCTAAAGATGATATGCTAATACAGATAGCTGATTATTTTAATGTATCCGTTGATTACCTCCTTGGAAGAACAGATTACCAACGAGGCATTATTTCTCAGGCAGATATAGATGGACATCATTATGAATTTGAATTAGATAAGAAAATATTTCCTAATGGAATAACTAGGGAACAAATGATAGATTATATTAAAGAATTAGAAGAAAGAAATAAAAAACTAGAGAAGGAAGCTGAGTTATCCAGAAAACTCAAAGATCTTCTTTCTGAAAATAATAAATAAGAGTAGTGGCCTAGAGCTAAAATATAAATGGCGTAAAGCTAACAAAGATTTTAAAAAAAACAGAATCTAATGTTATAAAGATAACATTATTGAATTCTTGAATCTTTGTTGGCTTTTTTATTTTGTTTAAAAATGTAGAAAAATAAGATTTTAGAGAATAGGTTGTCCTAAAATTCTGTATACAGACAATTACATTTTAAAAATAAATATGTAATAATTTTCGTATAAAGTAAATTTTATATTAAAACTTGCAAATTTTATATAAAAATATTAAAATATACTTGAACACATGTTCGATTTGAGAAAGGAGTCTTTAATTTATGTTTAATTTTAGAGGGGTATTAAGTGTAAAAAAAGATGGGGAAATGATATATAAAAATAATAAGTACTGTGGACTGAATAGGGAAGAAAATTCCTGTAAAAAATCCGTTGAGGATAAAGTAAAATCTATGCAGGAGGTTGATATATAATGAAAAATGTATTTATAAGAAAAAGAGGTAATAAACATGTTGTTACTTTGGAATATAGAGATAAAGAAACTGGTAAGAAAAAACAAAAAGCTCTTGGATCTTATGATAAGAAAAAAGAAGCTGAAAATGCCTTGATAGAAGAAAAATCTAAAATTATCAATGGTAATCTTATTATTCCAGAAAAAATTACTTTTGAACAATATTTAAAACAATGGTTAGAACAACATAAAAGTAATTTAAGTGTTACCACTTATACTAGATATAAATATATAATAGATAAACAAATAAGTCCTTCCATTGGTGAAATAGAACTACAAAAACTTACTCCTTTGCATTTGGAAAATTTTTATAATTCCATGCTTAAAACATTAAACCCAAAAACTGTATTACAATATCATAGGGTAATACATAAAGCCTTAAATAAGGCTTATAAATTACAAATCATAAATAAAAATATATCTGATTTAGTGGAATTGCCTAAAATAAAAAAATATAAAGCTAAAGCGTTAACTATAAAAGAAGTTAAGCAATTTTTAGAACTTTCTAAGAACACTAGAGTTGAGATACCTATTAATTTAGCAATCGCACTAGGATTGAGGGCTAGTGAAATTTTAGGTTTATCTTGGGATAATATTAATTTTGATAATAACACTATAGTTATATGTAAAACTTTAGTTAAGGATAAAACAAATAAAACATTGGTGTTTAAAGAACCTAAAAGTGAAACTTCTATAAGAACATTAACTGTCCCTGAACAACTAATGGATCTATTAAAAGAACATAAGAAAAAACAAAAACAGTTACAATTAAAAAGTTACGGTGCTTTTAGAAATGAATTTAACTTGGTTTTTACCAAATTAAACGGTGACCCAATGGCCAGCGATAGTCTTAGTAGCATATTTAGGGATTTTATAAATAGAAATAATCTGCCTAATATAAGATTTCATGACTTACGCCACACTAATGCTACTCTTATGTTAGCTAGTGGCACTAGTATGAAAGTAGCTTCTACTAGATTGGGGCATAGTGCTATAGGTATAACAATGGACCTGTATACACATGTCCTCCAAGGATTGGAAAAAGAGGCAGCAAAAAATATATCAGATTTAATTTATTAG